GTACTTATACGGCTTAACAAAGGAGATTCTAATGATTACCCAAAACCTCCTACAAGAACTGTTTGATTACAAAGACGGTCAGTTAGTTTGGAAAGTGCAAAAAGCACAAAGAACCAAGATTGGGTCTGTTGCTGGCTGGACAAATTCTGATAAACATGGTCAACGTTATTTGAACGTTGAAATTAACGGCAAAGCATATAAAATTCATAGATTGGTGTTTCTATATCACAACAGTTATCTTGCGAAAGATATAGATCATATTGATGGCAATAGACTAAACAACCGCATAGAAAACTTGCGTGAAGTTACTGAAAGTCAAAATGCGTTCAACAGTAAGATTAGAAAAACCAATACCTCTGGATACAAAAATGTATTCAAAGACAATTGCAAGTGGAGAGTTCAGCTAAGTATTCAAGGCAAAAGTTTGAGTTTTGGATCTTTTGATGACTTAGAGCTTGCTGGATTGGTAGCTGAAGAAGCTAGAGATAAATTTCATGGGGCTTATGCCCGTCATTTTTAAGGAGAAATAAATTGGGACATTTTGCAAAATGTGTAGATGGTAAGGTTTCGCAAGTTATTGTTGCTGAACCTGATTTTTTTAATAACTTTGTTGACAGTTCGCCCGGTGCTTGGATTCAGTGTTCTTATAACACTAGAAGCGGTGTTCATTTTGACCAAGATGGCGTTGCTGATGGCGGAGTAGCATTAAGAGGCAACTATCCCGGTATTGGTTATACATACGACCAAACTAATGATGTGTTTTATGTATCTCAACCATACGCAAGCTGGGTATTAAACCAGACTACATGGTCATGGGATGCACCAACGCCAATGCCTGTTGAAGAAGGTAAGTTCTATGAATGGGACGAGCCGACTGTATCTTGGAAAGAAGTAGTTCCTGCTTAAGGATAGAAAATGACGGTAATTGTTAGCGGCACAGCAGGTATAACCTATCCAGATAGCACTACGCAGGCTTCTGCGGCTAGTGGGGGAGGTGGTTTAACTTGGCAAGCCGTCTTAACATCAAATACAACGGTTGGTTCTGGTAACGCTTACGCTATTAGTACCGTTTCTCAGCCTGTTGTTATAACTTTGCCTTCAAGTCCCGGCGCTGGAAATACAGTTCAGCTTACTGACTATGCTCGTACATGGGGTATTAATGCTGTAACACTAAACCGTAATGGCTCTAACATTACTAACGCCGCATCTAATATAACTTTAAATACTAATGGCGCTTCCGTAGCTCTTGTATACATTGACGCTTCACAAGGGTGGATTGCATTTAACGGATTCTCTACGCCCCCTGTTGGATTTTATTCTGTTAATTATCTTATTGTTGCTGGTGGAGGCGGCGGTGCTTCAGGCGGTGGCGGAGCTGGTGGTTTATTAGCTACTACAACTTCTCTAACTCCGGGAACTGCATACACAATTACTGTTGGTGCTGGTGGTGCTAATTCCGCCACAGATGGTTCTGCTACAGGAACTAATGGCTCAAATTCATCGATAGTAGGCATAAATACTGCTATTGGAGGCGGTGGAGGCGGTGCAACAAATTCCAGTTTTAAAAATGGTGCATCAGGTGGCTCTGGTGGTGGAGGTGCGGCGCAAGATTCTACATCTAATGGTGGTTCTGGTACTGGTGGTCAAGGAAATTCTGGAGGTTCAAACGGTGGATTTACTGCTTCTCCGTATCCTTCTGGCGGTGGAGGTGGAGCAAGTGCATCGGGAGGTGCTGCAAGTTCCGGAACCGTATCAGGAAATGGTGGCGCAGGAACATCATCTAGTATTTCTGGTTCTGCTGTAACTTATGCCGGAGGTGGTGGTGGTGGAGCTTATTTTTCTACTGGAAATACAGGAGGTTCTGGTGGTGCTGGTGGCGGTGGTGCTGGCGTTTTTGGAGGTGGAACTCCGGGAACTGGTAATACAGGTGGTGGTGGAGGTGGTGGTGGAAATACTAATCGTGGTGGCAACGGCGGTTCTGGAATAATTATTATCTCTTACGCTGGCTCACAAAGAGGTTCTGGCGGAACAGTTACTTCTAGCGGTGGCAACACAATACATACATTTACTAGCAGTTCTACCTATACGGCATAAACCATGCCAAGCACAATCAATGCACAAGCAGGAAATGCCACAGCCTATACAGCCCTAATTAAAACGGGTGCGGCTGATGCTAATCTTGCGCTTGAAACAAACGGCATTGATGCAGTAACAATTAATCAGCTTCAAAACGCAAACTTTGTTTCTACTGGGTCAATAACAATCCCCGCAGGGACAATTGCCCAAAGACCCAGCCCAGCAGTAAACGGTATGTTTAGATATAACACCAGCAACAGTACTTTTGAGGCTTACATTAACGGAGCTTGGAATTTTATACCATGACAACCAAATTAAACGCATCTACGGCTGGCTTAGTCGAAACAGTAGATACTTCTGGAATCCTTGAGTTTCAGACTGCAAACACAACTGCCGTCATTATTGGCACAGATCAAAACGCTAACTTTACTAGCACAGGAGCAATCACACTTCCTGTAGGAACAACCGCACAAAGACCAACAGGTGTAAATGGGATGCTAAGGTATAGCACTGATACTGGTCTTGAAGGCTATGTTGATGGTAATTGGGCTATTATTTTCGGTTTGTCTTACACAGTTAGTTATCTTATGGTGGCTGGTGGCGGTGGTGGAGGATTTAACAAATCAGGTGGTGGAGGCGCAGGCGGGTTATTAGCAAATACAACAACAATTACTTCCGGTACATCTTATACAGTTACAGTAGGCGGTGGTGGTGCTGTTGGAACTAGTGGTGTTGCTGGGACTAATGGTTCTAATTCTTCTTTTACTGGTTTAACTACTGTTGTAGGCGGTGGTGGTGGTGGTACTTATATAGGAAGTTCTGGTGGTGCATCAAATGGAGTTGCTGGCGGTTCTGGGGGTGGGGGTTCTGGCGGAGATGTAAGCCCTGCTGGTACTGCTGGAGCTGCAACCTCAGGTCAAGGAAATGCTGGTGGTGCTGGTTCTTTTAATTCTTCTGCTGGTTCTGGCGGTGGCGGGGGTGGAGCAGGTGCTACGGGAACTGCTGGTTCTTCGCCAAACGGAGGCAATGGTGGTACAGGTACAGCTTCATCAATAAGTGGTAGTAGCGTCACCTATGCAGGCGGTGGTGGTGGGGCATCTTTCCAAACTTCTGGTACTGGCGGTACTGGTGGGTCTGGTGGAGGCGGAAACGGAGCAACATCTGGTGGTGCATCAACAGCAGGAACAGCTAATACTGGTGGAGGTGGAGGTGGCGCTCATACTACTGGAGTTGGTACTGGTGGTTCTGGAATAATTATTATTTCGTATGTGTCTGCAACCCAACGAGGTACGGGTGGAACTGTTACATCATCAGGTGGTAGCTATATCCACACATTCACATCTAGCGGTACTTACACAGGCTAACTATGTTTTTTGGATTTAGCCCCTACGCTGACACGCCCTATGCGGACCAAGGTGGAATCTCGTCTGTTAGTGTCTCGGTATCGGTTACTGGCGTACAGGCGGTTGGGTATCTAGGCACTGCTGGTGTTACTGGCGAGGCTAACGTATTTGTAACAGGCACAGAGGCTATTGGTATTGTTGGGCAAGTAGATACTCAAGCTGGTGCAAATGTACTGTTAACTGGCGTTCAAGCGATAGGTCAAACAGGTACTGTACAGGTATTTAGCGACCAAAACATCTTAGTAACAGGCGTTCAAGGTGTAGGTCAAACTGGCGAAGTGCTTGTATTTGAAGGGCATGGAGTCCTTGTAACAGGCGTAGAAGCCTTTGGATATGTAGGATCAGTAACTACAACAGCTAGCGCAGTAATAAATCTTACGGGTGTTCAGGGCGTAGGACAAATAGGCACGGCTACTGTAAATGCTGCGGCAAATGTCCCCGTAACAGGCGTTGTTGGTATTGGACAAGTTGGCACTGTAGATGTAGCTGCTAATGCTGATGTATTTGTAACAGGCGTTCAAGGCAATATGCAGCTTGGTACCGCATCAGTAACAGGCGGCGCTGTAGTTCACCTAATTGGCGTTGAAGCCCCAGTACAGTTAGGTACAGTAACAGTCCTCTTGTCAATTCAAGTGCCATTAACAGGCGTACAAGCAATAGGCTATGTAGGCAATGCAAGCGTTATAGGAAATGCCGTTATCTACTTAACAGGCGTCCAAGCACGGGGTATAATTGGGCAAGTATTAGTTTGGGGTCAAATACCCGATAATTCAAACACAACTTGGACAGATATTAACGATTCTAGCAATTCTAGCTGGACACAAGTTGTTGATAATGCAGTAACCGAATGGGATTTAATAGCAGCTTAAAGGAAAATCATGCCATCAACTTTTTCGACATCGCTCAAATTAGAGCTTATTGGTAACGGTGAACAAGCCGGTGTATGGGGTACTACGACCAATAATAACCTAGGTACCTTGCTAGAACAGGCAATTACTGGGGTTGAGCCAATTACTTTAACTGGTGATTATACCCTTACAAATTTTAACGGTTTATCAGATCAAGCTCGTAATGCGGTTTTAGTTCTTAGCGGATCTTTAGCTTCGCCGTGTAACGTTATAACGCCTTCTGTAAACAAAACCTATATTGTCCGCAATTTTTCGGGCGCTACTGTAACGATTAAAACGTCTGGTGGAAACGGTATTGCATTAACTAATGCTGCTTCGGCTGTGGTTTTTTGTGATGGTACTGATTTTTATTCTGCAACAACTTTAAACCTCGTTGATGGTAATTTAACGGTTACTGGTAATACAAGCTCCAACACATTAGCAGTAACGTCGTTTTTTACGGCGCCAGAAATTAATGAAAGAGCCACGGTTACTGGAACTGGCATTGGTAGCACTTTAAATTTTGATACTTTAACTCAAACCGTTTATTACTCTACTGGCAGCGCAACTGCTAACTGTACAGTTAATATTCGTGGAAACTCTGGTACTACACTTAATAGTTTAATATCTAATGGGCAATCTACTTGTGTATCAGTATTTGTGACAAACGGCGCAACACCTTTTTATATAAGTGCATTAACTATTGATGGGGTTTCTAATACGCCAAAGTACCAAGGTGGAATTACTATTACTGCGGGTAATGCTAATTCTGTGGATATATATACCTTTAATGTTATTAAGACAGCAAATGCTACTTACGCCGTGTTTGCTTCACAAACTCAGTTTGCATAATGCCAATACTAAATACTCGAGGAACCGCCTCTGCTAAAGCATTTGGGTTTACTTCTAGCCCTTCGTTAGTGGTTTCTTATTTAATAGTAGCAGGCGGTGGCGGAGGTGGCGATAACCGAGGAGGGGGCGCTGGTGCTGGCGGTTTATTAGCTAGTTCTGCAACACTTTTATCAAAAACGGCTCATTCCATTGTGGTAGGTGCTGGTGGTGCTGGCTCTACATCAGCCAATTCAACCAATGGTTTTAACTCTACTGGATTAGGATTAACTTCTATTGGTGGTGGTAAAGGTGGACAAGCTACTGGTGGTTCTGGCGGTGCGCCAAACGGTACAAACGGAAGTGTCATCGCTGGTAGCGCTGGCACGGTAGGACAAGGAAATGCGTCTGGTGCTAATGCACCTGATACAGGCAATACTGGCGCAGGAGGCGGGGGTGGAGGCGCAGGAGCGGTAGGCGGCAATGGTAGCGGTTCAGACGGTGGTACTGGCGGTATTGGATCAACTTCATCTATTACAGGCACATCATCCTATTATGCAGGCGGTGGCGGGGGTGGTAATGGCGATGGTACAGCGAGCTCTGCTTCAGGCGGTCTGGGAGGCGGTGGCAATGCCTCAAACGGTAATAATGGTGGTGCTGGCACAATTAATTTAGGTGGTGGTGGCGCTGGTGGTTCTTACGCTATCAGAAACGGTGGTAACGGTGGGTCAGGAATTGTCATTATTAGCTATACAGGGACTCAAAAAGCTACTGGTGGCACAGTTACATCCTTTACTTCTAGCGGTGTTACCAATTTTGTACATACTTTTACAACTAGTGGTACTTTCACAACGATCTAATTATATTTTTTCTGCTGGCGGCTATACCTATCATAAATTTACTTCTTCAGGAACATTAACAGCATGATTATTGAACAACAAGCAAAAGAGCTAGCACCAGATGTTATGGACGTAGCAACTAAAGTTGAAATCTATTGCCCACAATGTAGTCGGGATGTGGATGAAACTGAGTTAGCTGCCAAAAAATGTAATGATTGCGGCGCCGATTTAACTGAACCTAAACAGCACGTTGCTGTAGCGGTAACTTCTGTGCCTGTTATTGGAATTACTTGGTAATGAAGATGTACAAGTCAAAGACGATGTGGTTTTCTCTTGCCATGTTGGTGTTTGGCGCTGTAGAAATGTACTTCCCGTATTTAAGAGATAACATTGATCCTAGGTACTATGGCCCTATTTTTATGACTATTGGTGTTATCTGTGCTGTTTTGCGGTTTTACACTACTCACCCATTGGACGAAAAATGAATAAACTTTTATATTGGTTAGTGCTAGTACCTGTTAATTTAGTTGGCACAATTTTAACGTTTCCATTAGCTTTTATTATTGGAATCATGTACAGCACTCAAATTGGCTGGTGCAATAACGCCACAGTTTGGGAGTCAGGTCCACGCCTATGGTCATTCCTATTATGGTTTCAAACCCCAGATAACAGCTTAGACGGAGATGAAACATTCCGTGCTGCTCATAACCCTTGTTGGTGGTCTAAGGTTCAATGGCTGTGGCGCAACCCGTTCTATGGCTTTGCAGTCAAGTTTATTAACGGCTCATCGGGTATGACTTACCAAGGCGACATTAATTGTAACGAGCAGAATGAAGGCACTATCCGTGTGCAGGGTCAAGGATTATGGCAGTACAACAGCTATCACCGTGTTTTTAGCAAGATGATGATTTTAAACTTTGGACACAATATCCGTGCGCTAGTTGATCCAGCATTCATTACGCCAGACCAATGGCATGACAACACAGCGTTAATTAAAAACTTCCCAGCAACTTTTGCCTTTACTGTTCGATTTGTGTAATGTTTGGACTAACAATACCTATTCAGTTTTATATCTATGCAGCCCTATCTTTGGCGGCTGTTGGTGGTCTTGGCTACGGCAAGTATCAATCCGTTAAGTATGATGCCTATGTATCTAAAGCTGAAGCACAAGCTAAAGAACAGGAAATGATTAATTTATACAAGGCTAAGGAAGCCTTTCAAGTAAACGAAAAGGTAAAAAATGACTATCAGAACAAGCTGTCTCTTATTAGGTCTACTTATGGTGGGGTGCGCCTCCCCAGTAGCGGTCAAACAAGCCCAGTTTCCAACACCGCCAGCCCTACTGATGGCACCCCCGCCGACCTTAAATTTATTGAAAAATGTGCAATAACTACTCAGCAACTGGTTTCCTTACAGGCATGGCTTAACGAGCAGATAGGTATCTTTAATGCTAAGTAATTTCAATAGGTCTTTGCTCTTATTGTTAAAGCACGAAGGTGGTTACGTAAACCACCCATCTGATCCCGGAGGCATGACAAACCTTGGCGTAACTGCTAAAGTATGGGAAAGCTGGGTAGGTCATCCTGTAGATGAAAAACAGATGAAGGCACTAACTCCAGATGATGTATCACCTTTATATAAAAGGAAATACTGGGATGCTTGCAGAGCTGATGAGCTTGTATCTGGTCTTGACTACGCTGTTTTTGACTGCGCTGTTAATTCCGGGGTCGGGCGTGCCGTTAAATTGTTGCAAAGTTGTGTTGGGGCTGTTGCTGACGGTAGTATTGGCGCAGCTACTATGGCTGCCGTAAGTCAAGCGGTGCCGACTAGTCTTATAGAAGACTTTAGTAATGCTCGGTTAAATTTCTTGCGGGCGTTAAATACTTGGCCTACTTTTGGTAGAGGCTGGGAACGTCGTGTAAATGAAGTAAAAAAAGAAGCACTAAGGATTTTAGGGTAAACCATGCCATTACAAAAATTACAACTTAGACCCGGCTTAAATCGAGAAGGCACCGACTACTCTAACGAGGGCGGATACTTTGACGGCGATAAAATTCGTTTTCGTTCTGGCTTTCCAGAAAAGCTGGGTGGTTGGATCCGTTTAAGTACATATAAGTTTATTGGGGTTGCTCGTTCTATTTGGAACTGGGCTACGTTAACAGGTATTAACTATTTAGGCATTGGTACTAACCTTAAATATTACATCGAGTCTAGCGGTCAATACTATGATATTACCCCAATCATAGCCACAAACACTTTTAACAACGTATTTGCTACGGGGTATACAACTTTAGCTTCAAACATTACGGCTACTGTAAACACAATCTCATTAACTAATGCTACTTATTTTCCAGAAAACAGTGGACTTATTAACATTGATAGCGAAAACATTTTTTACAGTACTAGAACAGCTAATACGGTTTCTGGTTGTGTTCGAGGTTATAATAGCACCACGGCAGCAACACATACTTCCGGAGCAAACGTATCTAGTGCATTTGTGTTTTTTAATGATTCCTCTGCAACTATACCGGCTATTGACAAGCAGTTTGTAATTATGGCTAATAGTACTGCGGTAGATGGTTTTTCTGCAAACTTAATTAACCAAGAGCATCAAGTCTTTAAATACACCTCTACTGGTGGATGTTTCTTTTTACCTGCTGTTACAGATGGCAATCTTGCTAATGCAACTTTTTCTAATGCGTCTGTAACTACGGCTGGCGGTAACGCTATATCTGTGCAATATGAAGTTCAACCCGGCTTAGATGTATATACACTAGGCAATGGTTGGGGCGCTGGTCCTTGGGGTTTTTATGGTTGGGGTAATGCAGCGCCAACTAGTGTTGGACAACAACTCCGTCTTTGGACTAACGATAACTATGGTCAAGATTTAGTATTTGCTCCTCGTGGTGGTCAGATTTATTATTGGGAAGCTAACACAGGGACTTCTTATCGTGGAATTCCTTTGTCTTCCGCTGCTAATAGCGCTTCATATAGTGGAGAGTTTGTCCCTCAAGCTACTAACGTAGTTGTTGCTTCTGCTATTCAACGATTTGTTATTGCGTTTGGCTCCAATAGTTACGCTGTTGGTGATCCAAATACAGACTTTGATCCAATGCTGGTACGCTGGTCAGACCAAGAAAACCCATACGAATGGGTGCCTGCAGTTACTAATCAATCCGGTGAATTTCGGTTATCTAATGGTTCGTACATCATGGATGCGCAAGCAACCCGCCAAGAGATTTTAGTTTGGACTGATTCGGCTATTTATTCTATGCAGTACTTAGGGCCTCCTTACGTTTGGGGTTTTCAGATTTTGATGGACAACATCTCCATTATGTCACCCAACGCAAACATCACCATTAACAACGTTACCTACTGGATGGGTACGGATAAGTTTTATATGTATTCTGGTCGTGTAGAAACTTTGCCTTGTGCACTGCGTCAATATGTATTTAATGACATTAATAAAGACCAAGCATATCAAATAACCGTTGGTGGTAATGAAGGGTATAACGAAATCTGGTGGTTCTATTGCTCTACCGATAGCGTTGTAATTGATAAGTATGTTATCTACAACTACCTTGACCGAGTATGGTATTACGGCACTTTAGACAGAACGGCTTGGTTAGATTCTGGTATTCGTACAAACCCTATGAGTACATATATCAATGGGGCTGATGGTGTTGGTAACCCAACGGGAACTGTTCTTTTCCATGAAGTTGGTAATGATGATGCCTCTGGAGATACTACGGTACCCATTACAGCGTATGTGCAATCATCTGATTTTGACATTGGTGACGGGCATAACTTTGCATTGGTATGGCGAATACTTCCTGACGTAAACTTCAATGGTTCAAGCATAAATCAACCTGCTGTAACAATGACCTTAAAACCAAGAGTTAACAGCGGCTCTGCTTATGAGACTGCCGATTTACCCACAGTAACAAGTTCAAATAACTTTGCTACTTACCCACAATACACAGTGCAAGAGTTTACTGGGCAGGTCTATACCCGCCTGCGTGGTCGTCAAATGGCATTTAAAATTAGTTCTGATGGTTTAGGTGTGGCTTGGCAGCTTGGTACTCCACGTATTGATATTAAGAACGATGGTAGAAGATGAGTACTGGAACAACAAAAGCCCCTAATTTACCTATTGCTCCGGTAGATTACAATCAGCAGTACCAAGATCAGCTTAATAACGTTCTACGTCTGTATTTTAATCAATTAGATAATCCGGGACCTTGTTCCGCTTCTACTCAAAGAAATGGTACTAAAGTTATTGCAGCCCTTAATTTTAGCCAAGCAAATGCCACAGGGGTGCAGGTGGTTAGTATTCCCACTCAAACCGATTTAGTGTATCTGCGAGTAGGAGATATATATATGGATACTGCTAACGCATACGTTTTGAAAGTTAAGATTTAAATGATAAACTTCAACATAATTAACAGTGGGGCCTAAATGGGACTACATAATACTGCGCACTATTTAAAGACCAAAGGACGTGGCACAGACACAGAACTTGTCCATATGTCTCGTAATGAAATCAAGGGCTTACAACAACTAGCTATGGCTAATGGTGGTAGTCTAAGTATTAACCCTGATACAGGCTTAGTTGAGGCTGGATTTCTAGAGCAAGTTCTTCCTGTTGTTGCCGCCGCTGCGGCTACTTACTTTACGGCTGGTGCTGCCGCTCCTGTGTTAGCTACATCCCTAGGTATTGGCGCAACTGCTTCTGGTATTCTGGCTGGTGCTGGTGCGGGCGCCCTTATTTCTGGTGGTACGGCTGCACTTCAAGGTAAAGATGCGGGTAAAGCTGCTCTTTATGGCGGTATTGGTGGCGGTATTGCTGGTGGTATGGGTGCTTACGCTCCTACGGACGCTGCTGGAGCTGCCGCTGCAACTCAACAATCGGCTACAACTGCTGGTACGACATTAGGTACCGACGCTGGCACACAGACATTAGCTAATTCACCTCCTCCAGTCCCAACTCAAGCTGGTATACAACAACAACTACTTAGTGCTCCTTCTCAAACAGGTGGTTTGACATCTTATCAACAGGCTTTGGGTTCATCTACGCAAACTACTCCCGCTAATGCAATGGATTATTTTCAAAACGTAGGGACTCCAGCTAATACCCCAATGGGTATAACTGCTGGGCCAGGGGCACCTATGACACCAACCCCACAGCCGACTATATATAGTGGGTTAGGTGATATGCAAAAATTAATGGTTAACACATTACCTGCAGCTTATTTAGCGGAAGATAAACCATTTAATCCAGCTCCTGGTCAACAATATGACCCTAATAATCCTCAACGTTGGAAAATTTCTAGTGGTTTTCAAGGCTCTACTCCAGTACAACCTAATCCATATTACCAAGCAAATTATTCGGGCTACGCAGCTGGCGGTCCTATTGAGCAAATGAGTCAGCAAAACGCTATGGGTAATAATTATTATCCACAAGGACAACAAATACAAACTCAATTTGCTACGCCAACCCAAATGCCTACTAGCGCAGAAGTAATAGGTTCTGGATACGAACCACAAATAAATACCTACACTGGCATGCCAACGGCTAGATTTGCAAATAGAGGTAAAGTAGATTTATCTGATCTAGAAAAAATGTATGCTGCTAAAAGCGCATTGCCATTAGGCGATCCAATGATTGTTAGAGATGATGATCCTAATACTAGAAGTTTAAGCCCGTTTGAAGCTTCTCAGTACCGTATGAAAAAACTAGGTAAACGTACCGGAGTTGACGTAACCTCAAGCACTAAAAGTGGTATTAAAGACTTAGGCGGTGATTTTTCTGATGTGGGCGCCTCTGGCGGTACAGCTTCTTTAGGTGGGTACTCAGATGGCGGTCGTATGCTTAAAGGTCCTGGTGATGGTATGTCTGATTCTATTCCTGCTTCAATTAGTGGAAAGCAACCTGCTCGTTTGGCTGATGGTGAATTTGTTGTCCCTGCTGATGTTGTCAGTCACCTAGGTAATGGCTCTACTGATGCTGGTGCAAAAAAACTATATAACATGATGGACAAAATTCGTAAAGCTAGGACCGGTAAAAAGAAACAAGCACCTGCTGTTAAAGTTGACAAGTTTATGCCTACATGACATTACAAGTTCAACCTGTACTTACGCAGTTTGTTAATCAGACCTGGGGTCAAGTTGAGCCGTTTATTAAAAGTGCAGAAAAAAAGTTTGGTAACGCTGAGTATACAACCGACCAAATTAAGGTATACCTAGTAACAGGGCAGTGGACATTATTAGTTATAGTAGATGAAAACAATGAAATACAAGGTGCAGTTACCGTAGTATTTATTAACTACCCTAATGATAGAGTTGCTTTTATTACGTCAATAGGTGGAAAATTAGTAACAAACCCTGACACTTTTGAACAGATATGTACAGTGTTTAAAGCTAATGGGGCAACAAAAATTCAAGGTATTGCTAAAGAAGCAGTAGCCCGATTGTGGAAACGTTTTGGCTTTGAAGAAAAAGCCATTTTAGTGGAAGTTAAATTATGAGCTTTTTAAAATCTAAACATAGTGGTTGGTTTGCCGACGGTACACGCACCCCATATTTTGGCGGTGGTGGTGGAGGTCCTTCACAAACTACTACTCAAACTTCTAATATTCCAGCTTATGCTGAACCATACGTTCAAAATATGCTTGGTGCTACACAAGCACAGTTATTTAATACAACGCCCAATGCAGATACTGGTACTCCGGAAATTACTGGGTTTAAATCTTACCAACCTTATAGTACTGATGTAAACAATTATTTTGCAGGTCCTTCTCCTTTAATGCAACAGGCATATAGTGCCGCTGCAAACTTACGCACTCCAGAACAAATTGCTGCAGGTTCTAGATTAGCTGAACAAGGTGGTCAAGGGTTTTTAAGCACTACCCAACCTGCTGGTATGTATGGGCAAATGGGTGCTGGACTTGGATTACAGGCTTCTGGTGCTGGACAAGCATACGAACAAGCTGCTACTACTCCGGGCGATGTGGCTCGTTATATGTCGCCGTATATGCAAAACGTGGTTGATTATCAAAAATCTCAAGCATTACGTGACTATCAAATGGGTCAACCTATGATGGCTGCTAAAGCTGTTGGTCAAGGTGCATTTGGTGGTAACCGTCTTGCGTTACAACAATCTGAAGCCCAACGTGGTTTGATGTCTCAACTACAAGGTATTGAAGCTACTGGATCACAAAGAGCATTTGATGCTGCTCAACAAGCTCAACAATATAGAGCTAATCTTGGATTGCAAGGGTTGCAAAGTGGTATGCAAGGTGCGGGTGTTGGCTTACAGGGTGTTGGCGCACAACAAGCTGGGTACGGCGGTGCAACTAGCGCTGGTAGTGCTTTAGGTAATTTAGGTGGCCAACAATTAGGGGCACAAACAGGTATTATTAGCCTTCAAAATCAACTTGGATTACAACAACAACAGCAAGAGCAGCAAAAAATTAATCAAGGTATTTCTGATTACGCTACACAACAACAGTATCCAATGTTGCAACTTGGCTTTATGTCCAACATGTTGCGTGGTTTACCAATGCAAGCCCAAACTACTCAAATGTATCAAGCCGCTCCTAGCACTTTACAGCAAAGCATTGGTGGTTTAGGCGCTATAAGTAATTTATATGGCTCTGGCGCTATGAGTAGAAAAGAAGGTGGTGTTATTGGCTACAGGTATGGCGGAGCTATTTCTGGACCTAAACTTGAAAGCATGGCTGAAAAGCTAACCCCAGACCAACTTGAAGATAGACTAAAAGACCCTGAGCTAGATTCAGGTGAGCGTCAAGTTTTTGATGATGCTTTAAAAAATAAGGCAAAAGAAAAAGCACGATACGCCGGTATTGCTGCTGCTGGTGGAGGAATGTTTGATTCTCAAGGGTACGCAGGTGGTGGTATTCTTGCATTTGCCAATGAGGGTGAAGTTAAAGAGCCAGAAAAACCAGTTAAACAAAAACCACAAACTATGGCTGAGTTTACTGCCTTGCAACAGTCATTGGGACCACAAGGTGTTCTTGGTACTGACTATGAAACTGCAAGCAAAGCACGTAGCGGGGATGAAAAACGTTTAAAACGTGCAGAAGATTTACTTGCCGCTAAAGCATGGGCTGAGTTTGGTTCTACTTACTCTCCTGGTGGTATGGGTCAATCAGCACTTAAAGCTACTGCTAGTTATGCTGAAGGTTATGGCAAGTTACAAGACGCTGAAGAAGCCCTTAAAGCCGAGTCGGTTAAAAACTTATATAACCTTGAAGTGGCTCGCCGTGCCGAGAAAACAGGTAACGTTAAATTGGCTTCTGAATCTTATAATAAGTTCCAAGAAGGTGAGAACCGTATTCGAGCTGCACAGATTGGCGCTGCCGGTGCAAATGCCGCAGTTAACTTAAAGCAACAAGAAAAAGCAGCTATTAAAGCCGATCTTGCTAAACAGCTGGGTAGAGAGCCTACAACAATTGAAGTTCTTGGTGCTTACGCTAAAGCTACTTCAGTTGCAGATGATTCTATGGATGCACGTCTTCGTATTGCCGCTAACTCTGCGTACCAGAAATGGGAAGCTACAGCTATGTTTGATCCTAAATTTGCTGAACTTAATAAGAAAGCACGTAAAGGCGATAAAGATGCTATTGCTGAACTTGACCGTCTTAAAGCTACTAAGAAACAAGAAATCTATGGCGAACTTGCAGGTACAGTTCCAGCTCAAGCTCAAGCACCTACTCCACCGGTTATGGCACCAGATAAAGATGGTAATATTCCAATACCCGGAAAAGGCATGTTTAAACAACTTCCTAATGGCAACTACGTAAAAGTAGGTTAATACATGGCTCGTGAATATACGGCAGAAGAGTTAGGCTTAGCACCTAAACAACGAGAGTACACGGCCGAAGAGCTTGGATTGTCATCAGGTCAACGAGAGTTTACTGCCGCTGAGCTTGGCTTAGAACAAGAGCCGTCCAAAGATACTGGCATTATGAGCATGATGGGTCGTGGACTCATACGTGGCGCTAAGCAAACAGGTTCAGCTTTATTTGACGTATTACCAGCCATGGCAGCTAGTGCAGTTGGTGCTGATGAGTATGCTAAGAAGCAGATGGAAGAAGCTGCTGCTACCCAAAAAGAAATTGAGCAAAAATACGGTGCTAGGTATAAATCCCTAGAGGACGTTAAAGGTCCTGGTGACTACATACCGTTTGCTTTAGAAACAATGGCGGAGCAAGGTACTAATATAGCTACGGCTTTAATACCAGGTGTTGGTGGTGGAGCATTGGCTGCTAGAGGTGCTGTAGGGCTAGCCGCTAAAGAAGCTGCTAAACGAGTTGCTATTGGTCAGGGTGCAGGTACATACCTTGGTTCTTATGCTCTTAATGCCCCTGAGATATTTCAAAATATTTACGAGGAAACTGGCGGTAAAATGGAGCCCGCCGCAGCTCTTTTAGCTGGCTCAGTGTCGGCTGCATTAGATTCCGTATTGCCCACTGTTCTTCTTAATAAATTAACTCCTGGAGTAAAAGCGGGAGTTGTAGAACGTTTACTGGAAAAATCCGGTATGCCATCTGATATAGCTAGAAAAGTTATTGGTGGCGCAGTTACAGGTGCAGTAGTAGAAGGCCCTACTGAAGCCGCTCAAGAAGCTATTAGTATTGCCGCTGAAAAGATTATGCAAGATAACCCTACCATATGGGGTAGCAAAGAGTTTAATCGTTTGATTGAGTCTGGTGTACGTGGAGCTGTCGGAGGAGGCGGCTTTGGTGTTATTGGTGGTGCAGGACAAGCATATGTCCAAGGCAGAGATCAGCGCAAACTTAACGATGAAATTAAAACTGTATTTAAAGAAGATTTTGAAGCTGTTAACAAACGAGCTGCTACTGAAGAAGAAACAAATAAGTTCTTAGGCGCTATTGATAAAGCCCGTGAAGCTGAACAAACTGAGGAGATAAAGACTAATGAACCCGCTAGAATTGACACCGGAGTTAGTGGAGCAAGCGTTTCGTTACCTGGAGAGCAGGGAGGCGGACAAGATCGAATTGCCGCTGGAACTGAAGACATTACCCAGGGAAGCATGGATGGACTTGGTGAACCTGCTGCAGCAATTACAGCTGGAAAAACGGATGAGCCAAGTGCATTAGATCAAAAAACATATTCCGAACTGCTTGAGATCAAAAAGAACTATGATATTGAGCAACAATCTATGTTGTACAAAAACGGTAACTTACCTAGAACAGGTACTAAACGCCGTGAAGAATATGATGCACTGCAAACTCGTATTGCTGACTTAGACGCACGTCTAAAAACTGCCCCTGGAAGTACAACACAATATAGCGAAGCCGACTTAGCTGAGATAAAGCGTAGGGAAAATGTTGCCCAAGAAGAAACTCGCTTGCGTGAAGTAGAAAGCTCGTTAAAGTATTTTGAACCAGAAGGTGTATCAAAAGGTTACTTTGGTCCTGGTCCTATGTCTCGCAGCAAAATCATAATGATGCCAATTGATGATTTTCTTGGGTTGGTTAAAAATGAACCAGAAACTAAAAGCAAACAAGAAAACGTAGATAAATTAGTTGCTGAGGGAACTCCTTTTAGCAGCATTCCGTACTTGATGCTTGAGGATAATGTAGAACCTGGTGTATCTAAAGTAGTAGGGCATGAAGGTAGACATCGTGCAAGGGCATTAAAAAAAGCTGGTGTCAAGGAATTACCTATAGAAATACGCAGCGATAGCATTAGATGGTCAGAACAAGATGACCCTGACAATAAAGACTACGAAAAGAGCTGGCCTACACAGTTAATTAGCGAAAATTCAAAGTACCCAACACATGATTACCCAATCTCTAGGGACATAGCAACTAAAAAAGGTTTAGCTTGGTCTAAAGAATCGCCAGGTACAAAACCTGCTACTGCAGAGGTGTCTAAAAAAGAGGCAAAGAAAACAACTAAACCTAGAGCACCACGCAAACCTAAGACTAAAGTTGAGATTGATGAGTTTATTGACGACATTGAATACAACCCAGAGCGCTTATCTAAAGAAGATCTAGATAACTTATTTGCTGACCCAAAAGCAGCTAAAGACGAAAACACTAGCCCTAAAGCTGACCAAGTACCTTTAACTGACCCGCTATGGAAAACTGCGCACCCAACAGTATTACGTGCTATTAGTGCAAATGATATTACTGGCGCCCTTAAAGCCTTAAAAACTACTGCAGGTAACTTCATATCTTCTTTTGCCGATAGGTTATTGGGCTTAGGCCTAACTACTCAAATGGGTTGGGACGATGTCCATGTTGACTTGGCAATGAAAAGCCTATCTAAAGTCGACGGACAAAAGAATCGCATGCTTAATTGGATTAAGCAGGTATTTCCAGAAGTATATAACAATAAATTTGATGCAACAAACATGAAGTATCCAGTTTATGATACGTTGCAATCATTTAAGGAACTACGTGACGGCAAATTAGGCATCCCAGCTGAAATGTTTAAAGCTGATTTAGAAGATGTAATTTATACTTACGAACGTACTATTGTTTCTCTTAATGCTCCTGGTACTTATTTTACTAAATACAACGCAATTGGACTTAGTCTAGAAAAAGGTGGTACATCTACCTATGTTGTTACCCATGAATTAACACACGCTGCAACGCACTGGGCTATTAATAACCCAGAAAAGCTAAACAAAGAACAACAAATAGCCCTAGGTAAACTACAAGGGCTGTACGAATTTGCCAAGCTGCGCACAAAGAATCCTGGTCAATACGGATATAACAACCTACATGAGTTTGTAGCAGAAGCATTTAGCCGACCAGAATTCCAAAAAGAATTGCGTAGCATGAAGGCTGGGATAGAGACTAACATGTCTGCCTGGTCTAAGTTTATCCAGTTAGTCGCTCGTTTGTTTGGTATTGACAACGTGTTGTTCCACACACTATCGAACGCCGACATTCTATTCTCTGCACGTAGTGGTGGCAAAGTTACTAACGGCCCGGACTTGTTATGGTCACCATCTAGGTATGACGTTAAAGACGGTAAGTTTGTGCTTAACCCAGGTGAACGCTTTAAGGTAGTAGATAACCTAGTTAAAAATCGTACTAATTGGAAAAACGTTGATAAGAATAACGTTAAGAAGTTCTTTGGTAGCGTAGGTAACCAATACCGTCGGTACCTATTGGGTGCGTTAACTATTGACCAGATGGCTGATATATACGGCACTAACATGCCACAGCTTAAAGAGTACGCAAAAGAAGTAGATGCCATGATTGCTACTCGTAACGCCATTCTTACTGAGGGTGATCCCATTATTACCTCATGGGCTAACTTGCTTGATACTAACCCTAAAAAGGCTGAGCAGCTTGGCATAGTAATGATTGAGGCTACGCTTAAAAAGAATGACCCTGATTCTAAAGGTCTTGGACATGATGCTAAAGCATACGCTACCGACGACAGCCTCAAAAAAGCATGGAACGAATTAACGTCAGGTAAAGATGGCGATACAGCGGTAAAAATCTACCGTGAGGTACGTGACTTCTATGAAAAACGCATGAAAGAATACATACGTGTACAGCTTGAGCGCATTGAAGAGTATGGTCACATTAAAGGGTTAACCCAAAAAGAAATTGATAGCCGTCTACTTAAGTTCAAAAAAGATATAGAAGAAAAGACTATCCGTCCATACTTTCCAATCAAACGTTTTGGTGATTACTTCCTAATGGTTGGCAAAGGTAAAAGCAAAATCTTTATGCAGTTTGAAGATGCCTATGCACGTGATGATGAAATGGAACGCCAAAAAACTAAGTTATTGAAGACTGGTTTAAGCAATGCCGATGCCCAAGGGTTACTGTGGCCTGGTCAAGGGTTTAACGAGGTACTAAATCAAAAGCTAAGTGATGTAACTCAGCTAAATAAGATCAATGAAATGATCGATGAAACTACTGAAGGCATCCTAAAGAGCACTGATCCTAATGTTCAAAATGACCAAGTAGCTGCATTACAGGCTGAGCTTAAAGATCAGTTTGGTCAGTACTATTTAGAAATGCTTCCATCTGAAAGTATTAAGAAGATGTTTTTGCACCGTGAAAATGTAGCAGGTCCTAGCCAAGATATGCTTCGTGCTTTTGCTACGTCTAGAGAGCGTATTGCTTATCAACGTGCTCGTTTTCAACATATGCCACAGCTATTTAATACGGTTGAAGCGGCTAAGCTACGTTCTAAAACTATGCCAACTACAGAAGAAAAAGCTGTTTATGGTGATGTAGCTAACGAACTTGCTAAAAACTTTAAAGGCGCAGTGCTTGAACCACCTAAGCAAAGTCGTTTAACTACATACTTAACCCACTTTGGTTTTTTAAACTTCTTAACAGCCCCCGCATCAGCAGTGGTTAACATGATGGCTATACCGGCAATCTATACACCTGTAGCTGGTGCACGTTATGGATATGGAAATGTAGGTAAGGCTTTGGCTAAATACACCCGCATGCTGGGTGGTACAGGCTATGAAAACAAGTCTAACGGTCGGTATGAGTTCCTGTCATTGGCACGCTCTAAACTAAATGAAATGCCGTTGCTGGATAAAACAGGTAAACCAGTATTTAAAACTGACCCAGATGGTAATAAAGTAGCTGTAACTATGGCTGATGTATACCAGCATGGGGTTAACCGTAATGTTATTGATACAACCCTTACCCATGATTCAGTAAGTATTGGTGAGCATCCATCCCAAGACTACACAGGTAGATGGCAGAAGTTTATGTACTACGCTAGCTTGCCATTCCACGCAGCCGAGAAGTTTAACCGTGAAGTTACCTTTATGTCGTCCTTTGACTTGGCTTACGATAGCTTTATTAAAAAGGGTTACACAGGTGAAAAAGCTTATACCGCTGCATTAGATGCTGCTCGTGACCTAACTCAAGAAACAATGTTTAACTACAACACTACTAACAAACCACGCTATTTCCGTGGGGACTTAATAAACGTATTGCTGCAATTTAAAATGTATCCACAGCATATGTCAGTGTTACTAGGTCGCACCTTCTACAAGAGTATTAATCAAAATGAAAAGCGTGAGCTTGACTATATCCGTGAGCAATTAAAGAACGCACCTCCAGAAGAGCTTGAAAAGGCTTTGGCTGCTAAGAAAGTTGAGCTAGCTGATATGAAACAGGAAGCAACTAAGGCTTTCTGGGGCATGATGGGAATGTCCTTCCTGTCGGCTGGTGCTACTGGCTTACCAATTTGGTTTGTGTTTTCAGGAGTTATGTCTGCGTTCCAAGCCGCATTTGGTGATGACGATGAGCCTTTTGATGTAGAGAACTGGTTCAAAAATTGGTGTAATGACACCTTCGGTGGTTTTATTGGGGACACTATCTCCCGTGGATTGGTATCACAAGCTACTGGAATGAACTTTGCCGACCGTATGAACATGAACTTAACTGACATGTGGTTCCCTGATGTTCGTAAGAGCCAGGATGAAGTCGACTATATGCAGAACATGTTTATTAACCTTATGGGACCTAGTGCTGGAGCACTCCTTGTTAACTACCCAGAAGCTATCAAACGATTTAATGATGGATATACCCAACGTGCATTTGAAGCTATGATGCCAGCTGCTATTAAGAACGCTATGGTTGGTATACGTTATCTAACTGAAGGCGAAGCCAAGAGCATTAAAGGTAATACTATATTAGAAGATGTTAGCCCACGTGAAGCATTATCACAAATGCTTGGCTTCTCTCCAGAGCGTGTAGCACAGAAACAAAAAGCTACTATTGAGATGAAAAACGCTAATGAGACAATTAAGAATCGCCATACCGACTTGCTAAACGCCTTCTTTATTGCACTAGATAATGGAGATGATGACATGCTTGAACGGGTAACTGACAAGATGATTAACTTTAGCCAGACTAACCCAGCACTTGCGTTTAACGGCGACACCATTATGAAGTCTGTAACCAAACGTTACAAAGATAGAGCTATGGCTAATATCACAGGTGGTATGGGCATTGATAAGAAACTAATGCCGCAGTTAATAGACATGCTTGATTACGGCGAAGAATAAAAAAGACCCCGCCGAAACGGGGCCAAGAGGTCACTAACAAGGAAAGTAGCTAAACAAAGCCTACAGACCAATAATACTACCTAATCCTCCATACACGCAACCCAAGTATCCCTTTATCTATAACGGTCTGCGTTTTTATCTTGTAACCTAACCTTTTGGTGGTCCTCTTAATCTGTGGAATCATTGCATCAGGATCCAAAGACGGGATAAAGAAAGAAGAACCAACCACAAAGTTACGCCAATTAACTCTAAAGTTTAGCCCGTGGATCAACATCAGGAATGTTTTTAACTAATTCAATTATTGATTCTGTAGCCCCAAAATGGTGGCTCTCTATGTTAAACACGTACACGTCTACTGGCCCTGACACAATCTTAGTACCTTTAGATAGACGTTTTTTAAGCAATCCTAAATAGGCTTTATCAGTCTCAAGAGCTTTTAATGTGTCCTTAAGGGTAATCTGCTGGTTGGAACAATAGCCACGTAGTTGCTTAGCATTAATAAACATCTTCTTAGTATCCGGCTCGATGCGAATAAACAGATCATTAAACTTAGGCTCAACCAAAGGCAGCTGCTCCATGCCTGACCTAGCGTCGGCTTCGTTGTTAATTACCAACACGGCGGCACGGTGCTCATTTAAGAACTCATTAATTACACTAGCAGTTGTAGTTGTAGAAGGAGCTTTAATATCGTTACGCATTATTTCAACTTCTTTAACAATCCAGTCATAGACTCGTTTAACGTTAAAATTAATAATGCCTAAGTCCTTAGCAATAAGCGCACCAGCAATGTTACATGCAATAATTGCCGACCAAAACCGCTCCCTGCTCGTCAAGCCAATAGCTTTATCTAGCTTCTGCTGTACCTGCATAACTAAATCAAGGCATGACTCTAGGTCACTAACTAAGTATTTAGCATACTCAACTCCAGCATGACCGTAGTGTTTGTAAAGCTTGTTAAATATTTCATCGGCTTCTTCTTTAGATAGGTTGCCTGTCAAGTCAATCTTGTACTCCAGCAGACGCATAAACTCACCGTCAGGGGTAGCTTTTAATGAAGATAGCTTGTCATAAAATGAAGCGTTTGAGCTGCATAGAGCCATTGTGGCCCATTTAGTATTATTAGCACGCTCAGCATTCTCGTGTTGTTTCATGCGGTTCTTGCCACGACCTTGCGAAATACTATATGCTAAGTCAGAGAAGTGGTCACCTGATAATTTTGTAATCTCGTCAATAGTCACAGGTAGGTTGTTCATTACTCCAAGACGATGGATCATAGAGTTCATTGTATCTTTCCATTGCAGCATTAGTTCTTCGGGATGACCCCATACGCTATTGCACATCTTTAAAATAGTAGATTTACCTGTGCCTGACGTGTTGTTAATGAGGTTGATAATTGCACCCTTAAGGTTCAGATGCTTAAGTAATGGTGCGCCAAACGCAGTAAAGAAACCAAAAGCATGAGGTTCAAATCCTGGCTGGTCATAAACTTTAATTGTATCTTTCCATTCTTGAAAATTGCCAGTTGGCTTAAGCCATTCAGCTAATGATCCAGTAGCAACAGAAGGTGGGCTATACATAACTTTATCTGCTGATATTTCTTGCTCCCCAATAATGAACTTTTTGTTATCCTCTGTCCAACCAAATTGTGTACGCATTACTTCTACCTCCGATATATGTTGTAAGTTTTTAGCCGACGAGATTATGTAACCCATGATCGACTCCATTTGTTTTTTGTTACCCATTACCCCGTGGTAACCAAGCTTGTCACGTAGCTTGTCAATAGCCATTACATCTGTAGCTGGCATAGAGAACTCACGCATACCGTCCCTAGGTAAATGCAAACGCATCCAAATTGATTCGCCTTTAGCAGGATCATGCAGACGTTTGACGATATACAAGTCATGCTCATAGATGTTTACCGCATCTTTGCCGCCATCTTCATCTTTTACTTCAATGTAGACGCCACCTGTTTTGCCACGGAAGTAAGGAAAAGGGTACGGTGGAATGTCGAAAGTTTCTTCAACCCCCTCGTCCGTACTTTCGATGACCACATTAGTCTCCGCCACAGCAATCTCAGTCCCAAGCTGTATCGGCGACGATATCTTCCCTTTGTTTGGGCATTCACTACATCCCGAAGGATTAAGTTTTTGAAAGGTTTCGCACGTGTACGGGCCCTTCGTTTGGTTGGCTTTTCTCTCCGTTGTTGTTGGGTCGTATTCCGGGTGATGTGACGATATTTTATGAATCGCTTCATCTTTGTCTACGCAAGCCGCTGCAACTGATAGCCCTGCTCTCCATAGTGGTTCCTCAATAGTGTCTTGTTCTGTAGCTATTTTTGCTAGTTGTGCACACCCCGTACCATTCATGGTTTTAATCATGATGGTTTTAAAACGGCTTTGCTTGTTACCCATTAATGCACGGGTCATCTCATTTAACTGACGAGGCATCCAATCAGGTGCAATTAATACACCTATCTTTTGCTTAATGAACTCGTAATCAATTTCAGGTTGAATAGCTAGGATTGTTACATCAAGCGGTGGCTCATCTTTAAAGTTAAGGGTTTCGGGTACACGCAGAATAGATGCATTGTCAGCAGTACGTGATGGGTCAGCATCAAACTCATGCTCTTCGCATAATGCTTTAAGACGTTCAGCTACGGGCTTCCATTCAGCACGATTAATTTGATTAGCCAAGCGCCAATAAGCATGTATACCACGTCCGCTATTAACAATAGTAGGCAAAGGCAAGCAAACGTTTTTACAAAATGTTCTGAGAGCAGCCAACCCATCAACTTGTGTAGCATAAGGTTTTCCTAATCCACAATCAACGTCAATCCAAAACGACTTAATTAAATCGCCATTCTTTTGTATCCGACCCTTTGCTGGGTCTATGTATTTAGCACAAGCAAAGTACACATTGTGCTTAGCCTGTAATAGCTCATCTATTTTTGTAGCTACGTCCGCCAGCGTTTGGTGAAACGTTTGCTTTGGGCGAGAGTCATCCTGCGGTAAGCCGACAATGCAGTAATAGCCTTCCCCTTCGGGCGGAAGCACCGATTCTAGTAAGTCTGTAGTAGCCACGTTAGCCTTTAAGTAGCTTTGTTATTTGTTCGGCTTTATCTTTATGTGGTGTTGAGGCGGCAGTAAACCACGAATATACCGTCATCCGTGACACAGAAAAATGCTCTGATATCTTAGACACAGGTATATCCTTGGCAATACAATATTTACCAAGCCGCACCCCAATATGCTTAGGATCAGCGGCTCGGATAGCTTCAACAAGACGAAAGCTATAACCCCTTAAACTCATGCTTCGTCGTCAGTAGACCAGTCGCCCATGACAGATTTCAAGTCACGTTTTTGCGTTGGTTCAGCTTTCTTATCGACACGTTTAGTTGGTTCAGCTACTTCTACACTACCTACTTCAGCTTTAGCGGGTGCTGGCGCTGGTGCAGCTAACTTCTTAACTCCATCAGATTGAGCTACAGTCATGGTAATAGCGTTCTTAGCTGCGGCAGTATCACCTTGCTTAACTGCTAATTCCCACTCAGGCTTTTCAAGGAAACGAACTGGACGGAAGAACAACTTACCAACAGTTGAATCCCCATCAAAGCGCATCTCAGTAACCAATGTATTTAAGTTGTAGCCTTGTGTGCCAACGTACTTAGCGTACTGGTTAAATGGCATGTGCTCTAAATCACCAGGGTGCTTCATATCGTAAAACACTGACTTAGATTGCAATGTCATTTGATAGACGTCACCTTCTAAATCACTAGCTAATGCAACAGCAATACGGCGGTTCTTACGGCAGGCTTTTGTTTCGCCTTGGCCTGATCCAGCGATGTCCTGTGGGCAACCAATACATGAATGGCTTTGTGGCTTTTCAATAGTGGCATCAGGCTTCTCACCATCATTAGACCAGCAATCAGGTGGGGCTACATCACCTTTAGGGTCCCATGCTTTTGCATAGAATGTACGTGAAATATGTTTAGATGCGTTAACGATAACAACTTCTAACTTATCTGTGTTGGTCTTGGAAATCTCGGCTCCATTAACTTTCAATACAAACTTGTTATTACCAAGTGCAATGCGCTTAGTACTGTTGTTACCACCCGATAGGGCTTTTGTTACATCATCAAGCTGAACCTCTTTGAGGTAATCAGGTAGTTGGTTGTTGAACATTGCGACGTTACTCATTTGCTTCTCCTTACGGTAATTGCGTATGCGCTATCCACATTTAGGCCGGCTGGATGCAAGTCCGGATTCTCCTCCAAAAACTGCTTCATATTGGATTGTTGAATTCTTTTCTCTAGTAACTGAGGGGCATTATGGTCGAACATAAACTCATAGAAGCGTTCCCAATCATTAGTTGTATATCGATTCCTGACGGTGCGAATAGCTGTGCCGTGAGCAGTTTTAATACTGTCGGCTCCAGTTTGTTTGCACAATTCAAGTATTTGTTGTGAGATCACATCAAGCTGTTCGTTTAGATCGGCTTCTTTAGCCTCTAGCTCTTTGCGTACTACATCACGTGCGTCACGTATTTTAATATAGACTGAAACTAGCTTATCTATATTGACGACGGGTTGTTCTACCACTGCGGTATCGTTTGTCATACATTTCCTTTTAAGTGAACTCAGGTCTATGCCTGTTAATTAATACTACCACACTTCTTTACTCTGTCAAGTGCTTTCTTTAACTTCTTGCTTGTACAGGTCAATTATTTTTGTGTGTATAGCAAGTTTATTTTGCAGCAATTGGTACAGCCTTGTCTCTACGGGACTACCCTTAATATGCACTACAGTCATAGTGTTTTTTTGCCCTTGCCTATCAATACGTGCATTAGCTTGCAAGTAAGTCTCTATAGATGTTACTGGAGCGTACCAAATGATTACGTTAGCTGCGGTTAGTGTGATACCGTGTGCGGCTGCTTGAGGCTGGATGATAAGCACAGTTGGGTTGGTATCTTCCTGGAACTTTTTAAATATTTCCGTACGTTTATTTACTGGCACTGCACCATTAATTACTTCACATGTAATACCTTTGCTTTTTAAATAGGTATTTAATAATTCTATCGTGTGAGTAAATGGTACAAAGACGAGAACTTTGTGGCTAGCTTCTTCAATAACCTCTTCAACAACTCGTAACCGATTAGAAACATCGAATTCAACAACAGCACCAGTATCAGAATACACAGCACCACCACTAATTTGCAGAAGTTTATTAAGATTAACAGCAGCATTGACAGTTGAGACTTCTTCTCCAGCAGCGACCATGAGCATCTCTTTCTTGAGTAGCTTGTAGTATTTTTCCTGTTGCGCAGTAAGGGGGGCGTCCCTTGAAACATAAGTAATCTCCGGTAGATCAAGGCAATCTTCTTTTCTATATCGTATTGCTGGTTGCAGTGCGGCAAATACTGTTTGGTTAGCATCAGGTCTTGGCATCCATTTAAACTTGGTGATGTTCACCATAGTCTGATCTCTAAAGCTACCAAAGAATCTAGGTACGTTTTGGGGTACGGTTAGCTTAGCTAAACCAAAAGCATCTGTAGGACTTTGTGCGGCTGGTGTGCCTGTCATCATCCATAACCATGTACGAGGGGTAAGGATTTTATTCATGGTTTTCCAGCGCTTTGTGGTAACCGTTTTATATGCGTTAGCTTCATCAATAATGATGAGGTCAAAGTTATTACGTAGGATATCTTCGGCTACTATCTCTACCCCGTCATAGTTAATAATGACAAACTCGGCATCACTATCAATAACTGCTTTACGTTTAGTGCGGTCCCCGTAAGCTATGCCAACCTTGCGGTGCATAGTAAATTTAAACAAGTCGGCTTGCCATGCAGATTGCATGATAGATAGGGGGCAGATAATCAAGGCACGTAGTATCTTCTTTTGATTCATTAGGTAATCAGCCGCCCAAATTGCTGAGGCAGTTTTACCTGTACCCTGTTCGTTAAAACAAAATGAACGCTTATTTAATGTAAGAAAGTTAGCCGTGTCCTTTTGATGTTCCATCGGCTTAAACAACCCAGGCCAACTGTAATCACGCTGGATAGGAGATGGTACGTTTTTAACTTTTAATTGGTTAAGTGCTTGGGCTTCTTCCAACCCCCAATAAACGGCAACTTTATGTACGTCACCGTTGGTCTCAATAATCTTACTTTTTTTAATGCACTCAGTTACAAGCTGTGGTCTGCGAGTATTTATTAAAAGTACTTGGTTATCTAGTATTTCCATTTTTAGTTTTTGGCTTTGGCTTCGGTTTGGCTTTATTTATTTTTACGGTATGGTCTGAGTTGCGGCTGAAAGATCTATTTTGATGTTTTGTTTCAATTTTTAAGTTCTTAGCTGAGTTAGTACCACCTTTGGATAAAGGCTTAACATGTTCAATATCTTTACCCTCACGAATCTCTGCAGTACGGTCTGAATCTTTTGGGTCATCATAGTGTTTTTTATCAATTGTGTAGCGTGCTCTTGCTCTAGCATTGCGTGTGGGTTGTTCACCCCTAGCTTTTTGCTGTTCATATTCTTTCTTGTACGGTCTTGGTTTGTTCACATAAGGCATATTTATCCTCTTCTTTCCTGTAAAAATAGACGGTTCCGTCCCCTAATACCACGTATTTTGGCATGTTTTCGGGGTCAGTTCCAGTCAATTCTTTGAGGAGTTTATCCATCTCATCCTCAATATCTACCCAACCAACAAAAGGAATAGGTTCTATCATGCTGATCTAGGTAGTTGTCCGCTAAATGTGTATGTACCTGTGTGACCAAAAGCTGCCCAAGGTGCGGCATAAACTTTAAACCCTGCTTCACGAGCGATCTTACAAAAGTGGTAATCCTCAGATAGCAAACGGTTAGATTCTTCATCGATGCTTGTAGCAAAGAACTCTTTAATAATCTTTACCTTACGCACTACATCTACTGCATGGTACATATCGTTGGTATAGCTAGGTACTTTATCAGCCAGCTTATCAAATACACTACGCTTAATTAGCATAAACCCTGTACCACCATTAGCAATCTCCATCGGCTCCATAATTGGACCACTCGCTGTATGCGTATTGCTTGGTAGGTTTACTACAAAGGCGCCTGTATAATTACTTAGTTCTGCTGGCGGTATGCCACGTTTAACTGCCGCCTCTACTTCTACCCAGTTAATTTCTTTCTTAGGATATAGACCACAGATAATATCTTTGTTTGCTTTAACCATCATTGGAATATCATTAGGGTTAAAGCTAATGTCGGCATCAATAAACATTAGGTGAGTTGCATCAGACTCAAGGAAGTCGTAAGCCATGCTGTTACGGGCACGGGTAATCAATGACTCATTCATCATAAACGAGTAGTACATCTGTATATTGTTGGCTCCGCAAGCACCCACTAACTGCATTACACCTGACGCATACAAACCTGTGCACATACCGCCGTACATTGGTGTAGCTACAAATAATTTAGTTTGGGTTGGGGTGATTTGAATTACATCGTTCATTTATTTCTCCATGGTAAGTTTACATATGCTTTTTTCATTACTTCATTTCCTTCTTCAAACATTTTTAACAAACGGTCTGGTGCTGTGTAGTTAACTGTGGCTTCTCCTGTACAACCGAAGCTAGGCAGGGCTTTAGCAATTTCTTTGTAGAACATTCTGTCAGCGCCCCATTGCCCGTAGAAAGCATGAGCAATATTGACCAAATACTCACGCTTAAAGCAATAACAGTTAGTGTCAACAAAGTTAAGAGTATTATCATAAAACGTCGGGTATCTACCGAGTGCCTCGCAATCATCATCGCAAACATATTGTCCTCGTTCATCGTATATTTTCCTTAAAGAATGAGCCCACATTAAATCTTTGCTTTTTATTTTATTGATCATGGTTTCTACATGGTTTGACTCGAACCAATTGTCCTCATCTAGAAATAAGATGTAATCGGCATTTACCATTAGCGGTATAGCGGCATATACTCGGTGTCCATACCAGCCGTTACCTCCTACATTTTCAGGCAGAGTTATTTTTCTTCTTTGCCTGTCGCCATACTCTGTTTCAAAGATGTGTATGTTGGTTAGCTTGCCATCCTCAACAATCAGATGCTCGGTTGGAATCGTTTGGTCTTGCACACTTTCCATAGCACGATTAACCGTATCTTTCCCAGTAGTCGGAGTGATTACCATTACTCGCATGTTTTACCCTTTCCAACGTAGCCATACATAATACTCAACGGAAACCAGCGTTTAACTACAAAAATGTAGCGAACCCCAAATATCTTTACTCTCATACGTTACTAATCTCCCTTTCTTTAATCATGGCATCGGCTATCTCGTACGCACGGGCTACTGCTACTTCATCCCAGCTTTTAAACGACGTATCAAACTTCCAATCGCCAGCGCAAATACCAGCCATAGCTCTTGCCGCAAATTCATCTCTTAAGTTCATATAGTTACCTCCCGCACGTTTTCACAGGATTTACAAATACTGCATTTAGAATACTCAGGGGTTTCGTTAATGGCGATCAAATCCAGTAAGGGTTTACCCTGCATTACTTCGTCATAGGTTTGAGTGAGAAAATTTCCAATGACATGTTTAAGGTCATAGTCCATACAACATAAAACCACAGAGCCATCAGGAAGAAGAACATTCCGATCATAGAAGGGTGTTGACCTACAAGTTAGAGAGAACTTATTATGCGGGGTCAGGCTGATTGCCTGCCCTTTAATCTGCTCCACATTAAGGCTATCTGCCCTAGTGTGACCCACCCATCCGGCTAACTGCCCCACAATAGGCTGTAAATCAGGATGCACAATGCCTGACTTATCCATAGTCATTGCACCTACTCTGCAAGGAACATTTAACGTAGACATTACTTGTAGGGCTTTCATCCATTCTTCGCTATTCTTCCAGCCTTTCATATTGCCGTTGGCATCAGGTAGATGGAGCATAACTACTTCGACTTGGTTAGGGTGATCTTCAAGTACTTTCTTTACCTTCTCAGGATCAGTCATACCATACAGGGTCGTGTATATAGCAACGCTATATCCCATATACAAAACTTCTTCTAGCATTGCCGTACAGTCAGGGTTAGCCCAAGGTTCTGACATACCTGAGAAATCGATGCGTGTATCTCTTGGTAGTTTGACCAGCATTTTTGTTAAGTCAGTTTGACTCATATACTTGGTGCCTTCGCCATAGCTATCTCGTAAGTTATCTTGTGGACAAAACGAGCACATCAAGGGGCAACCTATCATGGTAGTCAATTCCATAACAGGTCCATCGTGGTGGGTTATTCCATACTTCTCTCTCATTTTTCTTGTGCCTTTTTATTAAATTCTTTTACTTCTTTCCACCATTCGGCTGAATATTTTGCTGGCTTTATTTCTTGTATTTTCATAGCCTTGTTAAACTTGTCTTTCCAATATTCAATTTCTTCTTGTTGCTTGCGTAGCATGGCTTGTGCTTGAGTTCCCCAATCGTGTGGCTCACCATATGTATTAAATACATCAGCTAGTTCATTTGCGTTCATTCTTGTGCCTTTCTTAGTATTAAAGAATAAGTAATCCAAGTAGCCAGCCACAAGCAAAGCCAGCAATAAATAAATAATATTCAGGTTTCATTTCTCTTGTGCCTTTTCTTCAATAGCCCATAATATTTCGTTGCAAGCATCTATCCAACCATCTGCATAAGTATCTTCATAAGATTTACATGGTGGAACATCATCGCTTTGAAAGTCTTTGATAATCTTGATGGCTTCTGTTAGTGTCTTTGTTTTTAATTTTTCAATCTCTTCACGCATCGTACCAATTACATAATCTGCGTTATCTAATAAAGCATCTACCTCTGATTTTGATGGTTTATATGGATGGGTGTAGAGTGGCATGGTAATTCCCATGTTATCCACTTTATTTTCTGAAACGCAATCGGCTAAATACAATGCCTCATCTTTGAATCTATCCAAGTTAATCCACGCTACTGGTTCATTTGCGTTCATTTGTACCATCCTTCGGGCATATGACGATCAGGTTTATCTAATACGTTTGGTTGATCTAATGGGTGTGGTAACTCATCAGCAAACCCTTCAGCATCAGCCCTATCTTTGCGCAACAACGTCAGTTCAAATACGCTGGGGAAAAAGACTTCATCGTACTGGATGAATGGGCAGTTGTTGTTAGGATGGATATGAACTACATGAAAATCTTCCAACAACTTTGCAAAGAAAGTCTGCACCAAACCAAAAGCTATTGGATGAAACCAATGTTGGGTATTGTGAACTTCAATAGCTATGATGCGAAATCTGTTTAAAGTATTGCGATCAGCAGCCAATATTGTTTCATATTCAGCGCCTTCAATATCCATCTGCAGAATATAGCTGTCCATAAAGGCATGATGATCCGACATCCAGCTAATCAAAGTCATAGTTTGGTCAGTGTACAAACCACTTAAATGCTTTTTAGTAAATGAGGATACCTCTAATCCTTTTGGCACACCATCCACAGAGCCATCAGCCAAGTGTGAACGGATGCCACGGTTAAGTAAGTCTTGTTCAAAGCTGGCTGTAACATCAACACCTGGGGAGAAGCAGGCTGTAATGCCTTCTAAATCGTCAGGAAGCAGGTAACCACCATCGTTAGCGCCACCAACACGGATCAAGTTATACTTGGTCTTAACAGGGCGTAGCGATTTAATTATGGATTTTAATTTATCTTTCATTTCACTATGCTCCTTACAAATTGAATTGCCCCATCGAGGCTAGGTTCTTTAGTTATCAAAGGTTGTGTGTATATATTTTCATACCATATTTCTTTGGTGTCGTAGTCTTTAATTGATTGCACAAGTTGTTTCATGTCTAAATTTTCTTGATAATTAAAAAAAGCCTTTATATTAAATTCCCGTAGCACCGACATATCACCACTATATATAGGCACAGTTAATCCAGCATAGGCATCAATCAGCTTCTCAGTAATGTAGCCATCGTACACAGAGTTCTCAGGACAAAGGGAAAACTTGTAGTCCTTGAGCAGATCAAACTTTGAACCCCTCAATGCTTTACCAAACATGTTGCCATAGCCATCGACTTGTTTGTACTTTGATATGCTGTAAAATAGATTAATGCGTAGCCCTTCTGGGTTACCAGCGATAAGCGCACAAAACTTATCTTTGCCTGTTGTATCTAGCTTACGTGAGCGCATCAGGTTTTTAATATCAATCAATGGTTCGTAGCCATGATTATTACTACCAACACAACGTGGCTTCTCTTCAAACCCATCCCAAGCTAGCCTCGAATACCATAGTGGTAAGCGCACATTACGACCGCCGTAAGTATCATAGTCAAAAGACAAAGAGTGGTTGTACCCAATATAGTTTGGACGAATGTTCTCACCGATGTAGGATAGCGTTTTAGTTGGGTCAGTTTGCACGTTTCCAAATACTGAAGTAACCACGAGATCAGCCTCGTGTGGGTTAGTAGTATAAGTAAGATCAGCAAAGCAACTGCGAAAGAAAAAATCAAAGAAATCCCCATCAAATGCTCCCTCCCAAAAGTTAGTTATACACAACTTCAAAATAAAGCCTCCTCAAATGTACTTAGATCAATCATCATCTTCTTTAAGCGTAATCGTTTGAACGTCCACCCAACTCTCCCATTTACGATTTGGCGTGCTTCTTCTTGCCTTGAAACCACTCGCATCAGGTCTTGGTTTTCGTCGTAGATTCGGTACTGATTCATAGTTAGGTAGCTTAGTAAATGTTGGAATGTCAAGAGGTAACTTACGTAGCACCTCATCAACTATCTCAATCAAGAGCAGTTTGTCACGCTTCCGCATATCGTACAGTTAATTATCTTGCCATTAATTATTAAGGTTTCAATACGACATGCGTAAGCATAGGTAACGCTTAGCAACAGACCGGCAACTATTAGTTTTTTCATTTCACTCTCCTTTTTTTAGCGGCAACAATGCCAACTTCTTGTTTTGGTTCTTTGCTACGTGCTTCTACCATTGCATCTGCTATGGTGTACGCTCTTTGTGCTAATTCACTTTCGGAGTGGTTATCTTTATATGCTATAACTAACCCCAACATACTAAACATTGCAAAGCAATCCCTTAAATCATTCTCGTTCATCTGTAGTTTCCTTTTCCGTTATGTTCGCAGTCCTTAACAGCACAGAACTTGCGACAAGTAAAATTTGGTTTAGCGTTCCACACACCGTTTTCATGGGCAGCTTCTAGCTTATCTGTTTCTGTAATCCAAGCCAGCCACTTCTCATGGGCTTCATATTTTGTAAAGTTGGCTTTAATGAAGTCATCGCAAACCAAAAAGGCTAGCCCTGTGCGTGCTCTCTCAACCATAGGAAAGTGTTTGAACACCGCCAAAGCCATGAGTTCTAACTGCTTGGTGTCAGCATACTGAGCAGATTTGCCTGTTTTGTAGTCAATAATGTGGGCAACCTGATCGTTAATAATTAGCAAGTCGGCTATGCCTCGATACCAAACGTCTTTGTCAAAAAACCCACATGGCTCTAAATCCTCGGTTAGACCCATCTTGTATTCACAATGCTTTTGGCCAGGGATACCTTTAAGAACATCCAATACTGGAATAATGAATGCAAACTTCTCCGGTACAGGTGTATTGCTTCCAATGTAATCTTCGGCGGCTTTGTGTACCATTTCACCATAAGTAATAGCGTCGGTTTTAGGCTCAACAATATCCTTGACTACTCGTAGGTGGTAGTACTTGCGTGGGCATTGTTGGAATAAGCCAAGCCCTGAGTATGACCAAGTGATGCTCATTCTTCTATCCTTATCCATGTTTTAACTGCACCTGACATCAAACGCATTTCAGTTTGTGCATTTAAACAATGCTCATACGCTATTTGAAAGTTATTCCTAACCAATGCGTCATGTGCCAACTTAATTTCCTTAAGTGCTTCTAAATACAATGTCGAATATTCAATCTTATCCATTACAAATTCCATTCCTCAATAGCTTTTTTCTTACTGCAATCACCGTAGGATGTACCTACTCCAAGTTCGCAAGTCAATGGAAGTTCTTGAGCCCACTTAGGTCTCCATTTCATGCACTCGTCAATATACACCATAGCATTATCTTGTTCTTCTTCACGCACTATTGCCATGACTGCGTCGTGTACTGTTAATGCAACTCTGTAACGCTTGGCTATACGGAGCATCTGTTCACCAATAATGCACCGTGCTAGGGCTTGGCATAGGTTCTCTACTACCTTACCCCCATAAATCTTTATTCTTCCACGGCGACTAGCGTAGCTAAACTGTCCTTCTGAGTCTTGTTGGAGGTCTGAATAGTTAAGGTAGAGACCGCTTGGCAATAAGAAACCATTCTCCGTAAGGGTAAGTGCCTGCGGTTGACACCCCACTTGCGCAGTTTGTTTATTTCTGAGGGCTTCGAGGGAACTATTAGCTTCTTTCCAAAGTCGGGGAATGAAAGGGTATCTAGATCTGTAGACATCAATAATCCTAGTCGCTTCCGCATCAGGGATTTCCACCCCAAAAGTTCGTAGTTGTACCCCAAACTTGGTAGAACCCATGCCATACCCCGCACCGAGGATTGTCGTCTTACCCACAAACCTTTCTCCCGCATCGATCTGCATTTCCTCCTTGCCGTATATAGCAGAAGCCATGATTTTGTACACATCTTCTTTCCTCTCAAACGCATCAACTAAGTCGTTTTGTCCACTAAGCCAAGCAACTGTTCTTGCTTCAATTTGTGAACTATCTGCATCAATGAGAACGAATCCAGTTGGGGCGACGATGGATTCTTTAAGTAAAGATTTTCTAGGCAGGTTTTGAAGGTTGAGTTTGTCGTCACCACCCCAGCGTCCAGTATGGGCGGCGTAGTAGCGAAGAGGGACAGGCATCGTTCCTCGTTTAGAGATGTTAATAAATCGCTCGGTTCGGGTTTCTTCAAGGGTGCTCTTAGTTCCCAATCTAGCGGCGACAACCGCTTGGACACGCTCATCGGGATGGTCTGCCAAAGCTTTGAACCCTTCATCCGACTTTGCAAAGGCATAAGTTTGTTTACCATTAGCAGGGCTCTCTTTCATAGGGGGTTCAACACCAAGACTAATTAGTAGTTCAGCTAACTTGGGGTTACTCATCAATGTATCTTTATCTGATATGCAAGCATCAAGTAACTTTTCTTTACGTGCCTTGACTTGCATCAGATGTTGTTCTAATAGGGGTGTGTCTAGCCGTAGTGTTGGCTCTGAGAACATACGAATGGTCAGGTCAATTAACTTTAGTTCTGATCGGCTAAAGCGTTGTGCAAGCAACTGAAATAGGTCATAGGTTAGCTTGACATCGTTCTTGCAATATTCACCGTACTGTGCCAACTGTGCCTTAGAAAAGTCAGCTCTGCGTAGTCCCTTCGCATCTATTACTTCAGAACCCTTTGTTCCTAACGAATACCGGGAAGCCAGCTTAGCTAAACTATTACCAGCTTCTAGCCCATCAGTAGCCCTAGCCATACCTAATGTATCTAGCCAAGCCATAGGCTTAATATCAAATACCCAACTAAGAATAGCTGAGTCGAACAGGGCATTGTGTGCCAAAGCAAAGCTGGTCTCCCAATCAAATTGCTCTAGCCATGCCTTTGTTTCCTCGAAATTACCTGAGAACCATTGGGCTGGTTCGTCGTTATTGGATACAGAAACTCCTATGACCTCGAAGCGATCATCACGAACATACTCTTCAGTTGTTAGCTTGGACAAGCTAAATTGCTGATCATAATAAGTTTCAAAGTCAATCGTAAAAGTATTCATCTATAGGGTTTATACCTATTTTGAATCATAAGTAACTGTTGAGCCTTCAGCCCCTTTATTGTTGTTGAACCAAACGGATTGTCCAAGTCATCTTCTTTTTCGTCGGCGGTCATGGTTTGCATAACGGCTAAAGTAAACTCTTCCTTGCGAATTTCTTTTATACGGTCAAAAATCATACCTTTTTCGGCTTCGGACATTGCATCACGAAAGTATTCTTTGTAGATAAACTTCCACTTATTATTGTCACCATAAAATTCTTCGGGGTGCGTAGCCATCCGAGCTAGCACAATTTCAACTCCTGAGTTCATTGGCATCCTTTTTTTTAGGAAACTGGTCCGATATCAGCAACGGTCGTCCTCTAAATATTCTTTGAGTTTGTTTATATTTTCTTCGTTGATAACAAAAGTCTCGCCTCCTGCATCACGGATGCGTTTTAGTTCTCGTTCTTGGAGTGCGGTGGTCTTGCCTTTGATGGTCTTGCACTCAATCGCAATGAACAGGGAGTTGAGGCAACATATAATGTCAGGCACACCTGACTTACCAAAGCCATGCGTAGCTGGAAAAAAGTAGTACACATTGTGTAACTTCAATAGCTTAACAACTGCGGCTTTAACCTTAGCTTCGGGCTTCATTTACTTTCCTTATGTTACTGCTTATTATTGACACAGTATAGTCCTTAGCCAGACGAAAGCAAGTGATTCTGGAAAATTATTTTATAGGGATAAACACCTAGAAAAGACAAAGTGTCACTATGCCACTTTGTCCCAATAAAAAAGCCACCCGAAGGTGGCTTAGTAGGCTAAAGTATATTCCGCATCCTACTTGCGTTAGAGGGGAGATTGTGGCTTTCGCCTCACCTACCTAACATATACTAGGCTTTAGTAAGTGCAATCAGGAAAACATAATTCTACTGCGTAGTGGTATCTCTTTCTACTATGAATAACATATCACCTCTAAACTTGCAACCTAGATTAGAGTAAGGCTCATCTTGGTTTATTACCTTGAACATTGCCACCTTTTCACGAATAGCTTGAGGCACTTCCTCCAACTCTTTATACTTCTTAAGCGTCTGAGTAGCGTAACTATATATAGCTAGACTACCATTACTAAATATAGATACCGCATAGCCTTTGCCTGACTTCTTATGCTCTACTAAGTCATTGGCTTCGTCCCATTCGTTGCATAGCTTCTCATGCTTCTCCAACTTACTAGCTACTGACTGAGGAATAGCGGGCAATGTAACTGTATCTATGCCTGCTTTTCTAGCCTTGTATGCACTAAGCACGTACCCCATGACTTCGTCTTCTGTGTTTACATCATATTTAATATACGAGTAGGCTTGCCTTTCCAAGTCCCTAAGTTGGTTATCGACCTGACCCTTGATTAAGCCAATGAGTTCTTCGTTCTGCCTGTTAACAAACACCTTCTTAACTGTGCGTAGTGCCACCTTGATGTTCTTGGTGTAAGTGCTTTCAGGATTACCTCGTTCTTTGCTAATGCGAAAACTCTCTACACCATATACCCATTCTTTATTACCACGAGAGTATCTCTCAGTAACAGACAAGCCACCCAAGCGTTCGCCGTCTTGATAGACATTAACATAATAAATCTCGGCTTTGTTGTTTCGCTCCATCTTAGTCCCACCCTTGCCATCATCAACCTCTTCATAGTTATGGTTGATGCTGACGGAATTCTCTTCTGCCTTGAACTCGCATAGTGGTTTTAGTAATGACACTTGTTCTACAAAACTTTCAAGGTCGTTTCTAAATGGTGCGTTGCGATACTCTGCCTTGACACCGCTTTTGTCTATGTTAACCATACTTCCTCCTTAGAAATCAAACTTACTTAAGATAGCGTCGACCTTCATCTTGACCGCTTCTCTAGCATTACTGTTATCACGCAGACTGTCGAGGTCGTGGTGGGCGATAGCTGACTGCAAGTCTTTGCGTGCTTGCTCTAGCTTGGGGTCTTGTGTGATGTTCAAGTGCTTCAGCATATCCACTAACTCCACGCTATTCTCTACTAAGGAGTCACGGAATATTTTTCGTGAGCCGTCGGCATTGTCAGTCAACCTTTCGCTTGTGCGGGTTAAGCACTCATGCAATCTACTCCATGCTTCACGCATAGCGTTGTTCAACCTATCTTCGTAGGCGGTGTTGCAGTTAGCCATAATCTCCGCTTTGGATTCCTCGTTGATGTCGATACGGAAGTCGCCTGCGGTGGGGACAGGAAAGAAACTATATGTGAACTTGAACTTCTTCTTTAAGCTGTCCTCATTCGGGTATTCGTTTCTGTCGAATAGGTCACCAAGTTGAAAGGCAGCCGCACTTACTAGAGTTGGATACGACTCGATGAACTTATCTACTAATGCGTCGTAGTTCTCCTCTAACTTGTTGAGTTGCTCCTTGTAGTTCATGAAGTTAGACATGGGCAACAAGCGTGAGCCGTTGTCAGTCCACGGCAGGGTTTGAGAAAGATGCCATGCTCTAGCATTAGCCGCATACTTGACGAGGTTCTCTAACACCCCTGTGCCTGCCATCAGGTTCTTGTTAGCATTGACCACCTTGGTCTTTGTCCCCTTGGCTAAGTCAACCTCTGTTGATACACGCTTATCCAATTTCCTAGCAGTCCATGTGCTGATGGATAGCTCGACGAGCATCGCTGATGATGCAATTGAAATACTGTTATTCAGTTCCATTTGATTCCTCTTCGGTTGGTTGGGACATAGTGTCACCTTGACACTTTGTCCGTTGGTTGTAAAACTTTACAAGGTGTTGGATTGCTTGAGAATAGGTTAAGTTAAAGCCCATCTCTACACCCATCTTGTTTTTAATAGTGACTAACATCTCAACTGTTTCGGGGTTGAGACTAATGTTAATCTTGCCATCTTTCACTCTGCCTTTCGGCACTTTAGTTTTGATAGGGTCGTTCATACCGCCGTATCCTTCTTCGATTATTTGCATTTGATTCTCCTTATTCGACATGAACAATTTTGCCAACGGGTGCGTCAGCACTACTAAAGCGACTATTACCTTTGATGCACCACAACACAGGAGCAGATAGAGTCCAATTACTTGGGTCTTGTTGCCCGATGTATCCGTCGGTCAGCATGATTAAACACTCAGGCTTGATGTTGTGCTTCTCCATAAACTTAGGCACGCAAGCTGGCTCAGTCCCCCCACCACCCGCAGGCTTTGTGCTTTCGGTTAACCCTGAAAGTTCGTTCTCCATATATGTTTCTCTAGAAGCAACATGGGTATCCCAATACAGTAGGTCAATGACTTCGGGTGATACCTCTTCGCAGATAGACTTAACCTCTGATAAGAATTGATTTAGTTCTGCCGAACCAATCGAACCCGATGTGTCAATAGCGATTGCGATACCACCTACCTTTTCAGAATAGGATGAGGGCATAATTATATCGGCAGCAAGATAACGCTTATGCAGTCGTCGCCATGTAGATTGGTCTTTACCTTGCGTCATCGACTTAACGAAATCACGCAACGCTTCCTTCCAATCAATCTTGGGAACAAGCATATCTCCAATCTCACGACTGACATTACCACCTAGCTTACCTACAAGAATAGAACCCTGACGCAACGCTGACTCGACTTCTTTAGCGATAGCTTCTTTCTCTTCGGTAGACATTTCTTTAGCACCATCCCAATCATGCTCGTCAAAACCTTTGCCTTCACCTTTGATTGGATTATCACCATCACCACCACTACCACCTCCACCGCCACCACCACCTTCTTCCTTCTCTTTCTCTAGCAGTAGAAAGATTTGGTGTGAGTCCATACCTCGATACTTCTCGTCGATTAGACCTAGCACATTACCTAGTTCGTCGGTAGGCATTTCAGTATCGTTTTCATGAGGGTCATAGTCACGGATTTGCAGGTTAATCACATAATCGCAAGCCATATTAGCCAACTGTGCGTTCTTCTTATGCAACTTCTCCCACACTACCAAGTGACGATAAGCCTTGTGCATATTCTCGTGCAAGATAAGGAAAGCCAACTGCTTGTCGTTCAAGCTGTCTACAAACTTACGACCATACCGAACATCAAGTCCGTTGGTGCAAGCAGTAGCTACATTGTCCTCGACTGTGACTTTGCCAATCATGAACAAGCCTGAGAACAAGCAATAGTTCTTGTGCTTCATTAACTGCACATGACAACGCTCAATGCGTTGCTCTGCTGATAATCTACTCATATAAATCTCCTTAGTTCCATCTTAGTTTTGGACAATCAGGGGCAGTGTTTCTACCCCTACGCACACATAGTGTGTCTGCAATTAAGTCTTTTAAGCCATGACGCATACAATCTAGTCGTCTGTCCATCTTGGCATAAAGGCTTTCACGCAAATCACCATTGGTTCTACTAATACGCTTGACCTTGTGCAAACCCCTACGCTTCCACATACGCTCAAGTGCTACGCTTACTCGCTTAGTCATATATCCCCCTATCAAAATAAATATTGGTGTTTGGTCATCCAATCAACAAAGGATTGGTGTGTAAGGAATAGCTTTTTCTTGTCGTCATCCTTCAAGCCTGTAAGACAAAATACCGATTGCAACTCTGTCGGTGTCCGCTTGAGGTATTCAAAGAACTTGCCGATGGTTTGGCGGTCGATACGCTGAACTGCACTAAACGCAAGCAAGCACAATGCAGTCGGACTTGATGGGACAATGGCGGTGTTTGGGTCTTTGATAATTGACTCCCATGTCGGCAAACTATCCGCTACTTCTACGAATGACATCAAGTCACGAGCCGCTGGTGCTCCAATCGTGCCTTCTAGCGCACAAAGGGTTGCGTTGTCAGTTACCTTGTTGCGCCCATTAAGAATATTACTTGCTCTAGCAAGGGAACGAGGGGAAACAAAAGACTTCTGCGCTTCCTTTGGGTTGAAGATATATTTATTACCCTCTTGACTTGGCTCAAGATAAGATGCCAACGCTTGAGGTGTTTGCTTAATCCACGCAAGGACTTCGGGTGCGATGTTATTACGCAATGCCCAATGACCCCATGAGTTGTCGTCAACTGAACCATCAGGATTAAAGCCTGCGTGTGGTTTCTTAATATTAATTACGGATAAACGATTACGGGAATGGCTCATCATGTTATCGCCTACCCCGTCGGTGGTGTAGTTACCCGCCGTTATCACTATCGTATCCTTGTGCAAGGGGATACCCATAATCATGCGTGGCTCGTTAAGCATTGGATGCAACATATTCTTAACTGATTGATGACCCTTAGTAAACTCATCGCAAAAGATAACGAGTGGCTCTTTCAGATGAAAACCCCATTGTTCGTTGGGGTAAATCTTGGTGGTTTTGGTTTCGTGGTTGGGGATTGGGATACCTAGTTCACCCAACTCTACATTTGGTACATCGATATAGATGCCTTTATAGCCAGTTCTTTCTACAATGTTCTTGAACATTGAGGTTTTGCCTACCCCTGGCTCACCCATAAGGTGAAAGGTTACACCAGCACCATGTGTTACTACGGAATCCTCTGCTTCTTTGAGGGTTACGCTACGATTTAATAAAACTTGAGACATATTATATTTCCTTATTAGTTAGTTATTATTTGGGACAAAGTGTCACTATGACACTATGTCCTTTGTTGCGAAAAATACTTCTTGTTATCGTCATGGAACATAGACCCAACTTCCTGTTCTTCAACAGTAAATACTTGGTCACGATATTCATGCTTTAACACTTCACTAAAGAACCTCTTAAACCTAGCGGGTGTGCATTCAATCTTCTGCGACCGATAGGTAAACTCTCCACCACTACACGCTACATAGGTTGCGAGTTCATACAGAAGGGTCAAGTCCCCAGATTCGCTGAACTTATCCAATGCTAGAAAAAGCTTTGTTCGGTTCTCGATATCAGGGTTCTTCCTCTCCCAATTAACAAATGGTATGAGTGATGTATCTTTAAAGGTCAGACCATGACTAGCTTCAGCCACCTCTATCCTCTCAATATACGGACTCATGCCTAGCATCGTCGCACCATAGTCAATAAATAACTTATACTTCTTGCGTAGTGCATTAAGTTCTTTGCGGTTGGCTTTATATCTTTTCTCTTTGACTACATTCTCGGCTACATACACTTCACCTTCTTTAACTAGCACGAGTCCGTTGTCCATCAAAAAGTTCTTGCCCGCCTTGTTGACAAAATACCATTTACCTTTGACCGAATCGATAGTCCCAAGCTGTGCTAACGAATAGGTAAAAAACTGTAACATCGATGGGTTATGCCAATGGGAGTTCCTTACTTTTATCTTGCCATCAGGAAAGAACTCGATATCGTTGTCACGGTAGAAAGAATACGAATAGGTATCGATGAATGTGCCGAGTGGGTTGTCCACGCCGCCCTCTACGCTTAACCTATTCTTGTAAATACGAAACCATGTATAGCGACGATTCTTGCCCAATGGTCTGCACTCAGGTGTCCGACCACGAATAGGGATTACCTTATCGTAGTAAGCCTTGACTTCCTCGTAGGTTGCCAAGGCAGGGATGCCTGCCGAGTTATATGGAGTGTACCCCCATCCCATCATTTACCTCCAAACAATTTGGATTCGAGATAAGCTACTGTGGCACGCAAGTCCATGACTTCTTTCATTACTTCAGTCACTTCGCTAGTCACATTCCGTGTTCCGTAGGCTTTAGCTAGTGCGTCTTGCAATTCGCTAATCTGTTGTGCTTGCTTGCGAGCTTCGGTCTGCCACTCGACTACACGCTTCTCTAGAAACTCAGCCGTATACAACGATGGTGGATTGTCAAACATATCAAACTGACGAGGGTCTTTGGCTACGGCTTTGCCCAATGACTTCGGATTGATAAACTTAGCTTTCTTACCACGATTAATCGGTGCAGGATTTTGCAAGATGCCACGCTTTTTAGCTTCTTCGCATGGGTAGAAACGAGTAATGCCTGACTGCGGATTAGTCTGTCTACCAATCAATCCACGAGAAACCCATCTACCTAGCTGAAGATTAACTAGCTTAACATTAGGTTCTTTGCAGTAGTTAGCTACGGCTTCTGCGGTGCGGTTGCCATTACTCAACGCACTCAAGATGCGGTCTTTCAATGGCTTGATGTGGTCAGGGTAGTTAAAGTTCACACCCTTCTGCTTACTTGATGCTTCAACAGGCTGAACTTCCCTAGCTACCAGCTGACGAGGTGGGTAACGGAGTGACTCTATGTCCACTTGCGTTGGTTGATGATTTAACTGCTCTTTGAACAATCTTAATGCTTCTATGGCTTCGTTTTTCATAATTGAAAATTTCCTATTTAAGTTGAATAACGGACTTAGTGTCACCATGACACTTTGTCCTACTTTGTAACCCATAACACTAGTAATACAGGCACTATTGTTATGCCAATCACAACAGTCATGCCTTCCAACATTCCACGCATGAATTTAATCCCATACATGAAATCACTCTCGCACTTCCACAGTCCAGTTGCGTAGTCAGCATCTTTAAATGCTTCACTAGCACTCCGTGAGGTGCGACCAACATAGTGACGAACATCGCCAATGCCATCAAAGTTGTTATTACTGCGTAAGTCAAGGGCAATCACCGCAACCCCTGCTTTAATACTATTTAGCTTCTTCATTACTAATCTCCCGAAGTTGTGCTTCATGGTTCAACAACATTTCTTTGGTTTGCCACACCAACAGACGAGCATGGTCTTTGGTAATACCCTTTTGCAAGGCAAAGTCTAGGTTGCCTATCATGTTGTGAGTGTGAACTAACAAATCCGATATCGTCGGCTTTGGTTTAATCATATGTCCCCCTGTAATGCGGTTAGCTTGGCTTTCATGACGGCAAGCGTTGCTTCTGCTTCTATACAACGGAATATCTGCTCACCCTCTGCCGTCCCCTTGGTATGCTCAAGAACAGATTGAAGGTCAGCGATGTTCTTCAATAACTCGCTGATGCGTTGCCCTTTATACATTTCCCTACTCATACAAACTCCCTTATCCAATCGATATAAACTTCGTCAAAATAAAACCACCTAGCTTGTCGATTCCTATCAGGCACATCAATAGGGTAATTAACTAGCAGAGCATGGCTGTCCCACCGAACCACCTTGTAGAACTCAGGCTTGTCAGGCTTGCGGTATAACTTAACTACCTTCATTTCCTTCTCCAAAAATCCTAGCATTAAAGCCCTCAAGAAAGCCATCAATAAAAGCATGACGAGCTTCGTTAATATAGGGTGCGTCTTTAGTGCCTACTTGCCCTGTGTGCGGGTCATACTCTTGCATCCAAATCCAACTGCGACTGACTGCAATTTCCATGATGGTTGCGGTCTTGTTTATGTTTTCGTAATCCTCTAATTTACCCATCATGTTGTCCTCTTTGGGTTAGTAAAACGCAAATCGTCAGGGTTGTGAATATATTGGTAAGCACCTTTGGAATAAGGAATCTGAACCATGCTTGCTTTACGCTTGGACTTAGCTACGGCTATCTTGTCGCCACACTTCATACAAGTCAACGGCTTGGACTCGTTGATTAGAAACTGAGCACGCTTGCCGTTCACATACACTTGGCAATCCTTGGCGGTGTTGGCTACGCAAAAGTAGCGGTGCGACTCGTGGCTCATATTACGGACTTGTGTATTCATATCGTATTCTCGTATATAGGTTGATTGGGACATAGTGTCAGAGTGACACTTCGTCTTTGGTTTGGATACTAGCGAGGTTGATTGCTTCCATCGTTTCCTTGGCGAGTGCAAGGTTTTCTGCGGTTGGATACTTGAGGCAAAGCATGAATAGCTTTTGGAGTGTGCCTGCTACTTGTGCTTGTTCTTTACTTGTCATATAAATCTCCCTTGATTGGGACAAAGTGGCATGATGACACTTTGTCGGTTGCATGTTGTAGGCGAATTCCCACTCTATTAGTATAACACATTTAGTGGTAAATGTCAAGGACTTGTCCTGTAGTTATAGTGTTGCTTGGCTTTATTGCGTGGCTTACGCATCGTGGAATTCCCCTAGTGCGTCGCCCCATCGAGCCAGTTCCCGACCTCAAAATAAAAAGAAAAAGGACAAAGTGTCAAGCTGACACAATGTCCTAGGCAATAAAAAAGCCCACCTAAGTGGGCTTAAAGGGTTAAGGGGTTAATTACATACCTAGCAATTCTTGGTGAATACGAGTGAGTAAACTAAAATCCTCGCACTTACCCAAGCACTCACGAATCTCCTTGCGGATTGCGTTGAGTTGCTCCTTAATATCATTACCCGCCTCTTTTTGACGCAACTCCAACTCCTTGCCCAACTTCTTGGCTTCGTCAATACGCTTCAAAGTGGGTTGAGCCAAGAGGTGAGCCATCTCCGCTTGCAATTCCTCATCGGCTTTGTCTTCGAACACTTCACGCACTTTTGCCCTTTGCTCGGCTTTTTTCTTGGCTTGCGGGTCATCACTAACAGGGATAGTGATAGCAGATTCTTTACAAACACGAGACCACTTCGTTTTGATAGCATCTGCGGATTTGCCAGCTTGCTCAAGGGTTTCAACAAAGATAATGCGACCCATCGAGTAACGAGCCCAAGACGGCTTAGCGCCCAATACACGAGCAATGGTTGAAATGGCTTCTACAACTGTTTCTTCGCCATCATTCATCGCTAAGGAAGCGGACACCAACTGGGCATCTTCTTGCTCGTTAAACTGCTCGAGCATTTCTGCGGTTTTGACTACTGATTTCATAACAATCTCCATAGAGTGAGGTTTAGGGTTTGGGACATTGTGTCACTCTGCCACTTTGTCCTTTGCTACATATGGGCGAATTCCCACTCTATTAGTATACCACCCTTGATGGGATTTGTCAAGGGTTTGTCCCATCTGTTCTAGATTATGGGGGTAATGTTCTGTAATGTTCTATATGGTCGGAACACTCTCTAGCCCTTGTTCTATATGGTTAAGAGGGCTATATAAGTATAATGTTCTATTGTTCTATATATGTCCAAAACACTTTTTGAGTTTAAAACTTGCACCGAGTGGGGGGCTCTTTGCTCCTTGACTTTTTAAAAAATCAGAATGGAGATGTTGGAACATTTAGAACATTTAGAACAATATAGCTAAGTGCTTGATTACATTTGGTTTCTTCTGTTCTATTCGGTAGAACATTACAAGAACAAAGCAAGACATAGTGGCATGATGACACTTTGTCCATCGGGCTAGTGCGTCGCTTACAACCAGTTCCCTATTATTTTTAACTGGACAAAAAAATCCCCTGGGGTTAGCCAGGGGAATGAAGTAATACTATGCCGACAGATTAATTACAGTCCGGCTACCTGGTAATCATAATCATTAAATATTGCTAGAGCAGCATTTAATGTATCCTCTTCCAGGCAATTCTTAGCTGCCTTAGCCACTTCGGACTGTAATGCTTTAATGATTTCCATTCTATCTTTCAGCACCAGGGCACGTTTATCCTCAATAACAGCAGCTACCTTAGCAGCCTTAGCCAGGTTAGATTTAGTAGCGTTAGCTGTAAGCATAGATACTTCAGCCTGGAGCTCTTCAAAACTGCGCTCCATTTGTACAGCCTTTTGGGTAGCAGCCTTAGCTCTCTGATCGGCTTTAGCCTGGCTGTCTTTAGCTTTACTAGCTGGTTTAGACAGGCCGTACATCTCTTCAAGCCTAGCTGTAAATCTTTTCCACATAGATTTAATAGTATCACTATCCAGGCTTACACCTTTTTTAGTAGCGTATGCTGTTTTAACTACCTGGCTACCTTCCGCCCAGGTATCATAGTCTGTTACATCAATACCATCAGCATCCTGGACGGTTACGTTCCTGGCAAACTGTTCGATAGCATCATCAGCATCTACTTCGGCTACTGCAAACATCGTCCCGATATCCTGGAAGGATATGTTTAATTCTTCTGACAATTGGAAGTTATTTTCCATTTTAGTTCCCCTGTATTAGGTTAGTTATCCAGGCTGCACCTTGCTACCTGGTCATTACATTATACACCCGGACTGATAGTTATCCAGGATATATCTTACTGGACATGGGAGCTATATAGAATAAGGCGCAGCCGACGGGTATCAAATTCACCAGGTAGCTAACCCACCATACCCCACCCCCCAAGATACAGATTAGGAGTCCCAGCAATGCAATATACACAGTGTTTTACACGGTACATCACATCAAAAATATTTTTAATAAATTCATAACTTAAGTGATGAAAACAACCCATTCTCTAGCATTATTTGTTATGTACTTATATTCACCACTTATGACTCATCGCACATATAATTTTAAAAAAAGTTTATTTGCTAGGTAATCCCGGCCATCTAACTACATCCTATTCTCTAGTAGGGGGTATGATTATTCTCCTGGTAAGACGTTGTTAATTAACTACAGTAAGGGTACCCCCCTCTTTTATTTTGGGACTCCCCCCCCGGGGGGTATAAAAAAATTTATAATATTTTTACTTAGTCACGTGAGTCGTGCTGGGGTGGGCACGAAGATTTACCACCCCACTAAAAAATAATATATACTCCAGCCATACAAACCTCCACTAAGGCTGTATGCAAATACCGGTCGAACCAAATCTCGACGCACCTATCCCAGCGGGGGCCTATCCTCAAAGAGGGGATACTTATGAGCAGCGACTTAAGGTTGCTGGGAATACTGCGCTCCTACTAAATGAACTCGGTGTAGAAGACGATATTCCTACAGATGAAGAAATTGCCCAAGCAAAAGAAATGTTTGAGGCAATTAGACCTGCGGACGACAAAACATCTAAGCCTACTAAAGAAGAAACAAAAGCTCTTAAAAAAACTGGGCTAGCGTTAACCCTAGGTGGGTACATTAGTGAGTACGAGAAGCAAGTAGTCGCTGATAAAGTCCAAGTTAGAACAATTGTGGTTAATAGGTTGATGGAAATTAGCCAGACGGATGACGACAAAGTGGCTTTAAAGGCCCTCGAGTTGCTTGGAAAAGCGTCGGACCTGTTTACTGAACGTTCTGAAATCACTATTACCCACAAAACTAGCGATGAACTTAAGGCTGCTATTAAGGAACGCATCAAATTACTTATGGGTCAGCCTATGAAAGACATCCCAAGTGCTACGGAGAAGCGGCTAAACCAGCTAAACCACAACCAAATGGAAATAATAGACGTTACAGCCCTTGAAAAAATTGAAGATGACGACTAAGTTAGACGAGCTATCCCCAGAAGAGCTGCAATATCTGCTTGATAACTTAGATAAACTGCCTCCAGCGCAGCTAAGAGCGCTTGATGTTGAGACTGAAGAGGCAATGGAGGTCAAGGACCGTGAGGATTGTCAAGAAAATTTTATGGATTTTGTACATAAAGTGTGGCCCAACTTTATTGATGGCGAACATCATCAAGAAATGGCCGCCGCATTTGAAAGGGTAGCCTGTGGAAAATGTAAAAGACTTATTATTAATATGCCTCCTCGCCATACTAAGTCAGAATTTGCTTCTTATTTACTCCCAGCGTGGTTTTTGGGTAAGTTTCCTAAGAAGAAAATTATTGAGACCGCTCATACAGCGGAGCTTGCGGTTGGCTTTGGACGTAAAGTCCGTAACCTTGTGGATTCCGACGTATATCAGTCTATCTTCCCAGGAGTTGGACTACAGACTGACTCTAAAGCTGCTGGGCGGTGGGCAACAAACCAGGGGGGAGACTATTTTGCTATCGGTGTGGGAGGTGCGGTCACGGGTAAAGGTGCGGATATCCTCATTATTGATGATCCTCACTCGGAACAAGAAGCAACCATAGCAGAAAACAACCCCGAGGTGTACGACAAAACGTACGAGTGGTACACATCTGGTCCTCGTCAGCGTCTACAGCCAGGCGGGGCAATCATCATAGTTATGACTAGGTGGTCTAAGAAAGATTTGACTGGTCAAGTAGTTAAAGCTGCAGCCCAAAGGTCGGGTGAACAGTGGGAAGTCATTGAATTTCCAGCAATTTTGCCTGACGGAGCCCCACTTTGGCCTGAGTTCTGGAAACTTGAGGAATTAGAAGCGCTTCATCAGGAATTGCCTAACGGTAAGTGGATGGCGCAGTACATGCAACAACCAACATCTGATGTCAGTGCGATCATTAAGCGTGAATGGTGGAAAATGTGGGAAAACAATGACCCACCCATGTGTGAGTTCACTATTCAGAGCTGGGATACGGCGTTTTTAAAGACACAACGGTCCGACTACTGTGCTTGTACAACGTGGGGAGTGTTCTATCAAGATAATGAGCGGGGGGTTATGGTGCCAAACATCATATTGCTCAACTCGTTCAAGCAACGCATGGAGTTTCCAGAGTTAAAAGCAAAAGCGTTTGAGCACTATAAAGACTGGGAACCAGATGCGCTGATTGTAGAGGCTAAAGCTTCAGGTGCTCCACTAGTGTTTGAGCTTAGGGCGATGGGCATCCCTGTACAAGAGTATGTGCCATCAAAAGGTAGCGATAAAATTGCCCGTTTGAACGCAGTTGCTGATATATTTGCATCTGGAAGAGTTTGGGTTCCTAATACACACTGGGCTGACGAGTTAGTTGAGGAAGTTGCATCGTTCCCATCAGGCGAACACGATGACTTAGTGGACTCAATGACTCAAGCTATGTTGCGGTTTAGGCGGGGTGGCTTTATTAATCTGGATAGCGACGAACCAGATGAGCCGAAGTATTTTAAGTCGTATAGAAACGCAGGGTACTATAACGTATGACAACACAAAAGTTCATGGGTCGAAACCAAATGCTAAAAAGGCTTGCTGCGCAAGTTGGCAGTGAGGACATGGCCGTTGAGATACTCAAGAACCGAGGACACCTAAAAGCAGATGGTAAAACGTTTACAGCAAAAGGATCAGCACGTAATGCTATGACTGCTGAAGAACGTGCTATAGATAGAGCAACAAAAATTTCGGGTAAAAGCGCAGCTGCGTATAAGTACAACCCAAAAACAAATAGGGCAACACTTAGGAAATAATTATGGCTATAGAAAAAGGTTTGTACGCAGCTCCACTCGGAATGGAAGAGGCGGCACTTGATGAATCACCACTCGAGATTACTATTGAGGATCCAGAGGCGGTAGAGATTGGTATTGATGGCAAACCAATTTTGCGGATTGAAGAAACAGAAGATGATGAAGAAGGGTTTGACGACAACCTAGCCGAGTACATTTCTAAAGGCGAGTTGACCGAGTTAGCGGGCGACTTAATGGGTGAGTACGACGAAGATGTCAGCTCACGCAAGGATTGGATACAGACATACGTCGATGGCTTGCAGCTGTTGGGTATGAAGATTGAAGAGCGCATGGAGCCTTGGCCTGGCGCATGCGGTGTGTACCACCCCATACTAAGTGAGACACTAGTTAAGTTCCAAGCTGAGACCATCATGGAGATATTCCCTGCTGCTGGTCCAGTTAAGACACAGATTATTGGTAAAGAAACACCAGAGAAAAAACAAGCGGCGGCTCGTGTTCAAGATGATATGAACTATCAGTTGACTGATGTGATGCAAGAGTACAGACCAGAAACAGAACGGATGCTCTGGGGCTTGGGACTTTCAGGTAATGCGTTTAAGAAGGTGTACTACGACCCAAGTTTAGAGCGTCAAGTAAGTATGTTTGTACCCTCTGAAGATTTGGTTGTGCCTTATGGTGCTTCAGACTTACAGTCATCTCCACGTGTAACACACGTCATGCGCAAAACTCCTAACGAAGTACGTAAATTACAAGTTGCTGGTTTTTGGGTAGATGAGGAGTTAGGTGACCCATCAGATGCACTTGATGAAATAGAAAAGAAAATTGCTGAGAAGTTAGGCTTTAGAGCTAGCACTGATGATCGTTATAAAATTCTTGAGATGCAGGTGGACTTAGACTTACCTGGATATGAGGATGCAGATGAGGATGGCGAGCCGACAGGCGTTGCACTTCCGTACATTGTGACTATCGAGAAAGGAACTCAAACAGTTCTGGCTATTCGCCGCAACTGGAGACCTGAAGATGAAAAGAAAAAGAAACGCAACCACTTTGTACATTACGGTTATATTCCTGGTTTTGGTTTTTATTGCTTTGGCCTCATACATCTTATTGGGGCTTTTGCTAAGAGTGGTACATCCATACTTAGACAGCTCGTTGATGCAGGATCACTCTCGAATCTGCCAGGTGGCTTTAAGACCCGTGGACTGCGCACCAAAGGTGATGACACCCCAATAGCTCCAGGTGAGTTCCGTGATGTTGACGTACCTAGTGGTACGATGCGGGACAATATTATGCCGTTGCCATACAAAGAACCTTCAATGGTTTTGGCTGGCTTATTAGATAAGATTATTGAAGAGGGACGCCGTTTTGCTTCAGCTGCTGATCTACAGATCAGTGACATGAGTGCACAGGCACCAGTAGGAACAACATTAGCAATTCTGGAGCGTACGCTCAAAGTGATGTCCGCTGTACAAGCCCGCATCCACTATTCGTTGAAAGAGGAGCTTCGGTTACTCCGAGACATTATCCGTGACTACACTCCAGAATCCTATGACTATGAACCAGTTGAAGGTACACCACGAGCTAAAAAAAGCGACTACGATAACATTGATGTCATCCCGGTTTCAGATCCGAATGCGGCGACGATGGCGCAAAAGATTGTCCAGTACCAAGCGGTTCTTCAATTGGCCCAAGGCGCCCCACAACTATATAACCTCCCTCTCTTACATAGACAGATGCTCGATGTACTGGGGATTAAGAATGCGCAGAAATTGGTCAAGCTACCGGAGGACCAGAAGCCGAGGGACCCCATTACAGAAAACCAAGACATTCTGATGATGAAACCAGTAAAGGCTTTCTTGTATCAAGATCACCAAGCACATATCACCGTACATATGGCTGCTATGCACGATCCAAAAATCATGCAGATAATTGGGCAAAACCCACAAGCACAAATAATGCAAGGCGCAATGGTGGCCCACATTAGTGAACACGTAGCTTACGAGTATCGCAAGCAAATGGAAATGACTATGGGTCTAGAGCTTCCGTTCCATCCAGATGAGCAAGACGAGGATGAGCGTGAGATTCCAGAAGCAATGGAAGTTCAGATATCTCAGTTAGCCGCTAAAGCTTCTCAACAGTTGTTACAACGGGACACTCAAGAAATGCAAGCTCAGCAAGCTCAGCAAGCGCAACAAGATCCAATTATTCAAATGCAACAACAAGAACTTCAAATTAAACAGCAAGAAGTTGCAATTAAAGAGAAAAAACTTATTGCGGATTCAGCAGCTAAAGCCGATCAACTTCAGATTGAGCGTGATCGAATTGAGTCACAAGAGAAGATTGCAGGTATGAATGCAGTAATTAAGACCTCTGTAGACGACAAGAATCGCCGTTCAAAAGAGGAAGAAGCTGGAGCCAGAATGGGTATTGACTTAGCCAAAACTAAGGAACAATTCAGAATGCAACAGGAACAAGCTCGTAAATCAACCCCAAAAGGTGAAGAATGATAGGTAGGTACCTTGAAGTGCTAGACCAAAAACTAGCAGCTCATGTAAAAAGTCTAGAAGAAAGTTTGGGTACAGGCGCAGCCAAAGACTACGCTGAGTACCAAAATATGTGCGGGAAGATTAGAGGTCTTCTCACTGCACAGATAGAGCTAAGTGACCTCAAAAAGAACCTGGAGAACTCGGATGAGTGAAATACTAATTGGATCAAACCCAAATAGTCCACAAATAGTAGGTAGTTATCAATACACAGCATTAGACGAAGATAAAGCTAAACAACTCCCACAACCATCAGGCTATCGCATCCTCTGCGCTATTCCAGAAGTTGATGAAGAGTATGAAAGTGGAATCCTCAAAGCAGACGCAACCATTAACTATGAAGAAAAGCTGGCAACAGTGCTATTTGTAGTAGATGTGGGCCCAGACTGCTATAAAGATCCGGCTCGCTTTCCTACGGGAGCATGGTGTAAAGAAGGTGACTTCGTTATTGTCAGACCAAATGCTGGCACACGACTGTTAATTCATGGTCGTGAATTCCGAATGATCAACGATGACTCAGTGGAGGCCGTAGTTCAGGACCCACGTGGCATCAAACGTGCTTAAGGAGCTATAAATGGATAAAAACGAATTTAAATTCCCTGATGAACAAGATGAAGTAAAAGATCAGGGTAAACCCTTAGAAAATGAAGTAGAAATTGTTATTGAGGATGATACCCCCGAAGCGGACCGGAATGTCAAACCGATGCCCGAGGATAAGGTAAAAGAACTCGAAGCTGCTACTGATGAGGATGAAGAAAACCTTCCTCATAAGTCCCAAAAAGAACGTTTACAGCAATACAAGAAGGTTTGGAACGATGAACGCAGGCGTGCTGATGAGGCTGATAAAGAACGCCAAGCTGCCCTTGATCTAGCCCGTAAAGTAATCGATGAGAATAAAACCCTCAAAGAAAAATACAGTGCTGGTGAAAAAACTTATATTGAAACTGCGCAAGCTCAGGCTGATACGGAAGTTGCTATGGCTAAGCGTTCTTATAAAGAAGCGCTTGAGACCGGTGACGCAGACCGTATAGTTGAAGCCCAAGCTGCAATGAATGAAGCACAGTTTAAAGTACAACAAACAAAAAATTTCCGTCCAAGTACTTTACAAAACAATGAAAATGAAGTACAACTACAACAAGTTGAGCAACAAAAACCACGAGTTGAGGCCAAAACCCAAGAGTGGTTAGATGTAAATCCTTGGTATGGAGCCAAAAAAGCCATGTCAAATTTTGCAGTTGGTGTTCATGAAGAGTTAATTGATGAGTACGGCGCCACAATCGTTGGTACTGATCAGTATTTCAAGCGCATTGATCAAACCATGCGCAAAAAGTTTCCAGAATATTTTGATATTCAGGAAGATAGTAATGAGGCTGAACCTAAAGAGAATCAAACCTCTCAGAAGACTAAGCTTAGCACGGTAGTAGCTCCGGCAACACGCTCAACGTCCTCCAAACAGGTACGTTTAAAAGCAACGCAGATGGCCTTGATCAAAAAACTAGGCATCACACCAGAGCAGTATTCCCGTGAATTTTTAAAGATGGAGGTTTAAAATGGCTGCAAATAGATTAACCCGTGAATTAGACACTCGTATGACTTTTGAGCGCCCTACCAAATGGTCGCAACCTGAGTTATTACCTGAACCAGATAAACAACCTGGTTATGCCTATCGCTGGGTACGTGTAGCCACTCTTAATTCGGCTGACCCCCGCAATCTCTCTGCCAAACTCAGAGAAGGTTGGGAAGCAGTTTGTATTGAGGAACAACCAAAGTTTCAAATGTTAGTCGATCCTCAAAGTCGTTATAAAGACAACATTGAGATCGGCGGATTGCTTCTCTGCAAAACCCCTATTGAGTTTGTTGAACAACGCAATAAACACTATTCGGATCAAACCCGTGCTCAAACAGAGGCTGTAGATAACAATTTAATGAGCCAAAGCGACCCAAGGATGCCTCTTTTTAAAGAGAACAAGTCCTCGACAAGTTTTGGTAAAGGTAATTAATTTTAAATTTTAGGAGAATTAAATGGCTTATCCAACCGTTTCTGCTCCCTATGGTCTAGAAGCGATTAACCGTGTTGACTTTATGCCCTATGCTGGGGCTACACGTCAACTACCGATTGCTAGTACTTATAATACTGCAATCTTTAACGGCGACATCGTTATGGTCAAGGGTGGTAACATCATCAAGTCAACTGTAACTGTTGACTCTACAACTGACAACACAGCGAACCTCACTTATGGTGTATTTGTTGGTGTTCAGTACGTTAATACACAACAACAAACTGTTCAAGCTCAGTATTACCCCGGTAATGCTTCAGCAACTTCAGCAGTAGCTTATGTAATTGACGATTCACAAGCAGCATTTAAAGTAGCTGTTACTTTCTCTGGTAATACTACTGTAACTACTGCTAACGCTTCTGTTGTTGGTACAAACTTGCAAATTCGCCAAGGCACTGGTTCCACTACTACAGGTAATTCCGGTTTATCCGTTGTTGTTCCTGTATCAGGTACCGGTAACGCAGCAACATTGCCTGTTCGTGTAGTAGCAGTTATTCCAGAAACAGCATCGGGTAACAACGCTTATGTTGAAGTCGTTGTTAAATTGAACAACCCACAAATTCTGTTGGCTGCTGCCCAGAATTATCTATAAGGAGCTACTTAAATGGCTATTTCTCGTGCACAGCTCCTAAAAGAGCTTTTACCCGGTTTGAACGCATTGTTTGGTCTTGAGTATGCTCGCTATGGCGAACAACACAAAGAGATCTACGAAACAGAAACTTCTGAGCGTTCTTTTGAAGAAGAAACAAAGTTGTCAGGTTTTTCTGCTGCTCCTGTTAAAAACGAAGGCTCTGCCATCGCTTACGACAATGCGCAAGAAGCATGGACAGCTCGCTACAACCACGAAACCATTGCTTTGGGCTTCAGTTTGACTGAAGAAGCTATTGAAGATAACTTGTATGACTCGTTATCCGCTCGTTATACCAAAGGTTTGGCTCGTGCTATGGCTTATACCAAACAGGTTAAAGCTGCTGCTGTATTAAACAATGGTTTCACAGCTGGTTACAACGGCGGTGATGGTGTTCCTTTGTTCTCTGCGTCACACCCATTGGTATCTGGTGGTACAAACAGCAACGTTCCATCTACTCCTGCTGACTTGAATGAGACTTCTTTAGAAGCCGCTGTAATTCAAATCGCTGCTTGGACTGATGAACGTGGTTTGTTAATTGCTGCTAAACCTAAGAAGTTGGTTGTTCCTCCTGCATTACAGTTCGTGTCAACTCGTTTGCTTGAAACTGAATTGCGTATTGGTACAAACGACAATGATATCAACGCTATCAAGAACAACGGTTCTATTCCAGAAGGTTACACAGTTAACAACTTCTTGACTGATACCAATGCTTGGTTCCTGACTACTGATGTCCCAAATGGTATGAAGTATTTTATTCGTACTCCTTTGAGCAACAGCATGGACGGCGATTTTGATACTGGTAATGTTCGTTACAAGTCTCGTGAGCGTTATTCTTTTGGTTTTTCTGATCCACTCGGAATGTTTGGTTCAGCAGGCGCTTAATAAGCACCTACGCAGTACTAAAACCTCGCCCAAAAAGCGGGGTTTTTTTTATAAAAATCTTTGCACAAATAAGAAAATGTAGTAATATTCAATAAACCGGGAAAACCGGCCATCTAGACTGTCCCGGCAGACGCATACACGACTATTTGGCTTATCTTTGTATGAAGGACAATTCGTTATGACTTTAGCTACTACTTCGTCTCTATGGCGTTCAACAGGTGGCGATTCAACTCGCACCGCTTATGCTGGTTCGATGGAAATGATCGCCCAGTTTTTTATTGCTAACACATCATCCACAACTGCAAACGTAACAGTTTCATCTACTAACAACGCTGCCGTTATTTTGCCAGCTAACACGGTTGTTCTACGTGTCACTATTAGTACTGGTTCAACTGGTGCAAACTCAACAGCTAACATAGGGTTTACCCCAATTACTGGTGGCGCCCCCGGACAAGCAATTGCTTTAGGCACTAACGTTCCTGCTGCTTTTACAAACGCTGCTAACGTAGTTGCTCGCACAACTATTAACGTAGGTGGTACAGGCGGCGGTGCTTCTTTAGGCAACGTAGCTAATGCAACTAATTTAATTATTGTTACTTCTGCTATTGGCGGCGCTGGTGCTATTGGTGGACCTGTAACGGGTTTAATTAGCTATTACGTAGCCGACAATGGTCAGCAAAACGTTTAATTAATCTAGGGGGTTCGCCCCCATTTAAATCTTTAGGAGATTAATTATGGGTATGCAAACTGATGTAAAGTCTACTGCGTGTGCAAATGCTGCAACGACTATAGTATTTAACGGTCCTGCACGTGTTAAAGGCATAACAATCAGCTATGCTTCTGGCGGCGTTGTTTTTGTAGCTAATAACACAAGCAACGTATTTGTATTTACAGCCCCTGCTGCTATTGGCTCAATTAACGTTGCTATTCCCGGCGAAGGAATTCGTTGTGAAGGTAATGTTACTGCTAACTGTGTTGGCGCAACTGCTGTAGTATTTTATGGCTAAGAAAAAAGGACCCTCTCTTGCGATTGGTCGTGGTGAAAAGTTGCCTGTATCTAAGGGCGCTGGGCTTACCGCCAAAGGCCGTGCTAAGTATAATGCGGCTACTGGCTCGAATCTAAAGGCTCCACAGCCCGAAGGTGGCCCACGGAAAAAGTCATTCTGCGCACGTATGTCTGGTATGCCCGGTCCAATGAAAGATGAGAAGGGTAAACCTACTCGTAAAGCGGCTTCACTAGCCCGATGGAAATGCTGATGAAAGACCCATTTATGAACATGAACGAAGCAAGCAAACATATTATTGATTTTGCTTCTATTGCAACTGTATTAGGAACCTTGGCTGATATGTTACCTGCTGTTGCCGCAATATTTACGATAGTCTGGACGGTTATTCGCATCTACGAAACTAAGACAGTACAAGGTTGGCTAGGAAAAAAAGATGCCATCAACAAGTAAAAAGCAACATAACTTTATGGCAGCAATTGCAAATAATCCAAAATTTGCTAAAAAGGTAGGAGTATCACAGTCAGTAGGTAAAGATTTTAACAACGCCGATAAAGGCAAAACTTTTAAAGAAGGTGGAACCATGAAAAAGATGAACCCAGGAATGATGGCTATGCTGGCTAAGAAAAAAGCTCCTATGGCTACTAAAGAAATGCCTATGAAAAAAGGCGGTAAAGTTAAAAAAATGATGGGTGGCGGTATGTATGCTAAAGGCGGCACAGCTAAGAAGACTACAAAGAAAATGACTATGGGTGGAAAGGCTTGTTAATATGGCACTCAAACCTGTTGACTCTGAAGAAAATCCCGGCTTAGGCAAGTTACCCACAGAAGTGCGTAACAAGATGGGCTATGCTAAAAAAGGTGGACTTATGAAACACGAAGATATTAAAAAAGACATGCCAATGATGAAAAAAGTGGCTAAGCAAGAAGTTAAAGCACACGAAAAATCAATGCATAAAATGGCTAAGGGTGGCGTAACCCGTGCCGATGGCTGCGTTACCAAGGGTCATACAAAAGGCACAATGATTAAGATGACCTCTGGTGGGATGTGCTAATCATGGCTAAAAAAATAAAACGCTTTGTTAATGGTGGAGGGTCTGGATATACTGGTGATGACCCAATTGTTAAATATCGCATGGGTATGATTGATGCCAAGGGCAATGACCTTACTAAAAAGGCTAGTGAACCAACAGTTGAACCAAAAGTTGAAACTGAGACTACACAAGGCCAAAACAAAATGATTGACGATGCAACTCGTGAACGTGCAATGTCATCTATTACATCTAAAAGCAAATCCGCTACTTCAGAAACACCTAAAGCTAGTAAAGCTACAGTTAAAGCTGTAGAAAAAACAGCAGCTAAAACTGAAGAAAAAGAAGAAACACCAACTAAGAAAAGCTCTGTACAAGACGCTAAGGATGTAATAGTCCCTAAAAGCATGTCAATGCCCAAATCGTTTAAAGACGCTGGTGGTAACACTAAAGCTACTAAATCTACAGCTAAAATGCCATCTATGGCTATTAACTTACCAGACCCCCTTGCTGGTTTTAATTCAAAAGGAAAGCGTTATTCTGGTCGTGATATTGAATATCAAGATGCTGGATATAAAAAGGGCGGTAAAGTAAAGTCTGCTTCAGCCCGTGCTGATGGTTGCGCTATTCGTGGAAAAACGAGGGCATAATGAAAGCACTAAAAAAGGCTGGTTTTTATGATGCAGGAAAAACTAAAGCTGAACGATTAAAAATTATTGATGCTGTCACCACTAAACCACAGCGGGTAGAGATGGTTGATAAATTATTTTTAAGTAAAAAAATGAAGACGGGTGGTGTAACCCGTGCAGATGGCTGTGCTGTTAAAGGTAAAACTAAAGGGCGCATGATATGAGAGCTTCTCGTGGTATGGGCGACATCGCCTCTTCTAAGATGCCTAAAGGTGTTAAAAAAGAACGCAGGGACGACACCGATTTCACTCAATTTAAGAAAGGTGGATTAGCTCAACAAGCAGCTACGGCTATTGCTATGAAAGCAGCAGGCGTAAAGCCCAAAAAAATGGCTGGCGGCGGTCTTTATGCCAACATCGCCGCTAAGAAAAAACGTATTGCTTCTGGTTCAGGCGAAAAAATGAAAAGCGTAGGAGACAAAGGCGCACCCAAGAAAGGCGATTTTGCTAATGCAGCCAAAACAGCTAAGTACGCCGAAGGCGGTACAACTAAGTCTAAGGTAAATGAAGCAGGTAACTACACCAAACCTGATTTACGTAAACGTATTTTTAACAGCGTTAAAGCCGCTGCAATCGTAGGTACTGGTGCAGGTCAATGGTCAGCTAGAAAAGCACAAGTAATGGCTAAACGCTATAAAGCCGCTGGCGGTGGATATCGTGATTAAATGGTTCTGGAGATTAATTAATGGCACTAGCAAAATCACAACAGAGCCTGAAGTCTTGGGGCGACCAGAAGTGGACAACAAAGTCAGGAAAGAAGTCGTCAGAAACAGGCGAGCGGTACCTGCCAAAAAAAGCAATACAAGCGTTAAGCCCGCAGGAGTACGCAGCAACAACAAAAGCAAAACGAGCGGGAAAAGCACAGGGCAAACAGTTTGTGTCTCAGCCAGCAAAAGTAAAAGCAAAAGTAAAACCGTTTAGGAAAATATGACCACTAAAGGCCAGTCGATATTTAATCTTGACCTTAACGACATCGTTGAGGAGGCGTTTGAACGTGCGGGATTAGAGCTGCGCACAGGATATGACTTACGTACTGCTCGTCGTTCAATGAACTTAATGACTATTGAGTGGGCTAATCGTGGTATTAACTTGTGGACTATTGAGCAAGGTCAGATTGTGATGGAGACTGGGCAGCCTGTGTACCCACTTCCAGTAGATACGATTGACTTGTTAGATACGGTAGTGCGAACCAATAATGGCGTACAAAGCAACCAGATTGACATCAATATTACCCGTATCTCTGAATCTACCTATATCACTATACCTAACAAATTGGCACAAGGCCGACCAATTCAGGTTTGGATTAATCGCCAATCTGGACAAGAAAACCTTAGCACAGCGGTATTAGCAGCAAGCGTTACCTCTACAGATACAACCATTACACTTAGCTCTACATACAACTTAGCTACAGCAGGGTTTATTAAGATTGGTACCGAAACTATTGGATATGCTAACGTGAATGACAATCAGCTTATTAATTGTTATCGTGGGCAAGCAGACACAACAGCGGCAGCACACTTTACTAGCGACACAATTACGGTTCAGAATCTACCTGCAATTAATGTATGGCCTAGTCCTAATTCTCCTGGTGACCAATATACATTTGTTTATTACCGTTTGCGCCGTATTCAAGATGCTGGTAATGGTATTAATACCCAAGATATTCCTTTCCGCTTCCTACCTTGTATGGTAGCTGGACTAGCTTACTTTATTGCAATGAAAAAACCTGAAGTTGATGGGCAAAGAGTACTGGCGTTAAAAGCCGCATATGATGAGCAATTTGCTTTAGCTGCTGATGAAGACCGGGAAAAAGCCTCTGTTAGATTTGTCCCACGTCAGCTATTCTATTGAGGTTATGAATGCCGTCAAAATATGCGTCAGGGAAGTATTCAATTGCCGAGTGCGACCGTTGTGGTCAGCGATATAAACTTAAGGAATTAAAGAAAGAGGTAATTAAGACCAAGTTGTATCAGATTAAGGTTTGTCCAGCGTGTTGGGATCCAGATCAACCGCAGTTGCAGTTAGGTATGTATCCGGTCAATGACCCGCAAGCAGTTCGGGAACCAAGACCAGATGTTAGTTATCAACAGTCTGGTAATAACGGATTACAGACTAATATTAATGGTGGTACTGGGGTATATGGTTTTGGTAATCCAGATATGGGTAGTAGGGTGTTTCAATGGGGTTGGAATCCTGTAGGTGGTGCAAGGTTATTTGATACGGCTTTAACAGAAAATGACTTGATAGGTAGTACACAAATTGGTACAGTAACGGTAAATATAACTTAGGAGTAAATCATGGGATTTAAAAAAGACGCAGATGGCATTACTAAAACAGGTAAAACTAATCCAAAGGTTTACCCTAACGATGGCCCAAAAGTAATTCAAAACGGTCCAAAAGCTAATAAAAGTTCTTTAAACAAGAACATGAAAGCTATGGGTCGTAACATGGCTCGTTGTGCTAATCAAAGAGGTAGTTAATCATGGCTAAATTTTCTAAAAAAGTAATGGGTAAAGAAGTAGGCTCTGCTGAAGTTTATGCACAGCCACATACCATGAAAGGCACTGCAATGAGTGCAAAAGACGCAATGAAAGCCGTTAGTCGTAAGCCTGATCCAAACACATTAAAAGCTACTGATATGAAACCGGGTGGTCAACCAGCCCCACGTGTAAGCGCTGGTGATCCAGATCGTGATGATGTTAAAACTACTGGTATGAAGCAACGTGGATCTGGCGCAGCTACTAAAGGCTTTACTTCTAGAGGGCCGATGGGCTAATGAATTACTCAGAACTTTTTACGCAAATACAGACGTACACTGAGAATCAGTTCCCAGACACGTTTGTGCAGGTAACTACTGGGGGCAGCCAGACTAACGTCAACGCTGTTACCCAGATTAACACCTTTATTATGCAAGCTGAAAAGCGCATTTATAACTCGGTGCAGATACCTTCTTTGCGTAAAAACGTTACAGGTAACTGTTCTAGTACCAGCAAATACTTAGCTTGCCCAAATGATTATTTATCTTCATACTCACTAGCGGTTATTAATACGGACGGTACATATGAGTATTTACTTAATAAAGACGTAAACTTTATACGTCAAGCCTATCCAAACCCTACTGATACTGGTTTACCTCGTTATTATGCTTTGTTTGGATCTCGGTTAAATGACCCAACTGAACTTACTTTTATACTTGGGCCGTCGCCCGACGCTAATTACGGGGCAGAGCTACATTACTTCTATTACCCAGAATCTATTATAACTAATGGTACTTCTTGGCTTGGTGACAACTACAGCCCTGTATTACTTTATGGTTCTTTGGTAGAGGCGTACACCTACATGAAAGGTGAAACGGATATGTTAGCAGCCTATAATGCCAAGTATAATGAAGCATTATCACAATTGAATCGTTTGGGAACCGGCCTTGAGCGTGGCGATGCGTACAGAGACGGACAAGCAAAAATCAGGGTTAACCCTTAAATTTAATAGGAGTCAGAAATGGCAATTACTCAAGGCATGGCAGATTCGTTTAAGGTTCAAATCCTTAGCGGTCAACAAAATCTAGTATCAGGCGCAAGCCCCGTATATAAACTTGCTTTGTATACAAGCTCTGCAACATTAAGCAACGCTACAACCGCTTACACAACGGTAAATGAGCAGACTAGTTCATCTTCAAACTACACTGCTGGTGGTAATACACTAACAGTTAGCACAAGCCCAACTTCTACTGGTAACGTAGCGTTTTTATCGTTTGCTAACAGCTCTTGGACTAATGCAAATATTACTGCTAATGGCGCTTTGATCTACAACTCAACTGCAAATACGGCTGTTGCGGTCTTGGCTTTTGGTGGTGATAAGACAGCGACTAACGGTACATTTAGTGTAATCTTTCCTACTGCAGACGCAAGCAACGCTATTATACGAATAGCCTGATCGGAGCTTTAAATGGCTCTTGTTTTAAAAGATCGGGTAAAGTCAAATACCGTTACGACTGGTACGGGGACACTTGTCCTTGGTAATGCCGCTTTAGGCTATCAAGGCTTTGATGTTATTGGCAATGCTAATTCGACTTACTACACTATTACTGATGCAACATCGGGTGCGTGGGAAGTAGGTATTGGCACGTACTATTCTGGTAACACATCGTTAACTAGAGATACAGTCCTTTCTTCTAATAATTCAAGCGCATTGGTTAGTTTTCCCGCTGGTACTAAAGACGTATTCGTTACGCAGCCAGCCGAAGTAACTGCTATTGGTGGTGGAAATCAAGCCATTCATATTAACCAAACTACAGTAACTGGAAATTACACAATTACTACTGGCACAAACGGTTTCTCTGTAGGCCCAATAACAACGGCTAACGGGGTATCTGTAACGGTTGGCGCTAACGCTACTTGGGTGGTTATATGAGTACTATATCTGCTGGAAATACAATAACCACTTCAGTAGTAATTACTGGGGATACTACTGGTAATTTAATATTTACAACTAGTGGGGCAAACACAACTGCTTTAACTATTGACGCAAGTCAAAACGCTACATTTGCTGGTGGTATAGCCGGTAGTGGCGCTGCTGTTACTTTTCAACAATCTTACGGAGGCTTTTAAATGCCAGCCAATACACTACCAATTTTCCCCAATGTACCGATTATCGGTATTGGAAGTTTAGTTTCTAACACGGCAGTTACCGCCCGTACCGTTATTACTGGTACAACAGGTTTAACTCAGGTTACAGCTAATTCGACAAACGGCACACGCATTGATGCAATTACTGTTAAAGGTCAAGGCACAACTGTAGCTACAATTCAAGATATTTGGATTAATGACGGCACAAGCTCATACTTGTTTGATGAGATTTCTTTAGCAGCAACAACAGCAAATACAACAGCTTTTTCAATAGCAAATACAGTTTCTTATACAACGCTGACTTTGCCGCCTACATATCGTTTGTTTACTTCACAGCAAGTATCGGCTAACGTAACTGTTATTGCCTTTGGCGGAACCTACTAAAAATGTCATTTGCTAAGTCGTTTCAGCAAGACGCTAATATAACGACACAGACCAATCTTATTGACATGAGTATAAATACCGGAGCCTTAGTAGTTCCGGTGGGTACGACTGCGCAACGTCCTAAAGCACCAACTAGTGGGATGATGCGGTACAACACAACGATTCCACAACTAGAGATTTATATTGGAGCACTTTGGAACGCATTGCCATGACTTTTAATAAATCTTTTAAGCAAGACGCTGTTATTGCAGCTAAAAGTGGCATTGTGGATACTAGCTCCAGTAATGGAAGTATTGCTATTCCTGTTGGAACTACAGCGCAAAGACCTGTAACACCTATAAACGGCATGATCCGTTACAACACAACTACCAATTCAATGGAAGGTTATATTACAGGCGCTTGGACAGTTATTAAATCTGGCGCATATTCAGCCTCGTATTTAGTTGTTGCTGGCGGTGGGGGAGGCAGCGGCGCAATTGGCGGTGGTGGTGGTGGTGGTGGTTTCTTAACCGATACAGTTTCTGTTACTCCCGGTACATCTTATACAGTTACAGTAGGCGGTGGTGGTGCTGGAGCAGCGGCGGGATCTGATGGACAAAGTGGAGCCCAAGGTGGAAATAGTGTTTTTTCTACATTTATTTCAATTGGTGGGGGACTTGGCTCACAGGGAAATGGTGGCTCAGGTGGTGGAGCTGGAAGAGGTCCGGGAGCAGTTGGTGGTTCTGGTACCGTAGGACAAGGAAATAATGGCGGCGCTGGTGCTGGTAACGATAATGCTGGCGGTGGTGGTGGTGGCGCAGGAGCAGTTGGTGGTAATGGATCAGGAAGTTCTGGCGGTGGTGGTGGCGCTGGATCTGCATCTTCAATATCAGGAACAAGTACCACATATTCTGGCGGTGGTGGTGGCGGCGCCCGTACGGGCAGTGGTGGTGGAGGTGGCGCTGGTGGAGGCGGTAATGGAACCGGTAGTAGTACTGGAGGTGGTGCAGGTACAGCCAATACCGGTGGTGGAGGTGGCGCAGCGGGTTTTTCTGGCACGTTCCCTACTGGTGGTGCTGGTGGTTCTGGCATTGTTATAATTGCATATACATCTGCAACTCAAAAAGGAACTGGTGGTACGGTTACTTCATCAGGCGGAAATTATATTCATACTTTCACTTCTAGCGGTACTTACACGGCTTAACAAAGGAGATTCTAATGATTACCCAAAACCTCCTACAAGAACTGTTTGATTACA